ATCTATATAGCCGTCGCCGTCTGAATCATAATAATAATAATCGTTATAGTAATATCCGTAATAAGGATCGTATGGTCCGCCGCCACCACCACCGCCATAAGGTGTAGAAGTATCTATATAGCCGTCGCCGTCTGAATCATAATAATAATAATCGTTATAGTAATATCCGTAATAAGGATCGTATGGTCCGCCGTCATCACCGCCACCAGTGCCACCGTTGTATACGCTATTATCTGAACAACTATCGTCTGAACACCAAGTGTTAATATCTATAAAAGGATTGCCGTTATTTGGTCTATTTATATAATCATCATCAGGCATTCCAAGATACATTAACTGCATACCAGCTATATAACATCTTCTTTGAACAAGGTCGATTAATTCAGGGTCAGTTATATGTTCTAATATTTGCTGAGTATAATCGTGGTTATATACATCCATATTAATACATATACTTGCAAATCCAGATGGTCTACAAGTAAAAAGAAAACCAAATACATTTTTATTTTCTATATAATTTTCACCTTCATCATGTCCTCTTCCTCTCAAATCAATAAAATATTGATATTGAATGCTTGCAGGATTAGCGCCTGTAGGATGTTCCAAACTACCTTGAGCTAAATTAGAAACATAGAGCAATCCATTGTCATAATCTGGTTTATTTTGTATATAGACATAAAATAAATATTTTCCGTATGGCAATGGAGAGAATTTTATGTATTTAGGCAGTACAGATGTTATGAACAATCTAGGGCTATCTTCGATAGAATCATATACATTTACAGCTTTAAATGCTATTTGGATATAAGGTTGCACTAATTTATTAGTAGTTGTGCGCAATCTACGTCTGCTAAATAAATATCCTTCTTCAGAAGAAAAATTTAATCTAATATTATTCCAATAATCTTCAGCACTATATCCAAGAAACGCTTCACCTCTCATATCGGAATTTTTAAAATTGGAGAAATTAATATTCATCAAATCACCTTCCTGAAGATATTGCCAGTTTAATGCATCATCTCTATCAAGACATTTTTGTTTCGCAGCTTCGGCTGCTAGTCTGTCTGCTTCTTCCTGGCTAACAATACTTGATGCCGTAGCAATTTCAAAGTAATTATCTCCTAATCCTTCAACATCAGACACTATTGTTCTGCAATCTAAACTTACTGTAGAATTATACACTGGTGTAATTATATTACTTTCTATATCTGGTAAAGGATTAGGGTCTGCTTTTTGTGGACCAACAGGTGTTATATCACAATTATAATCCCATGCTGGATTTTTAAATTCCGGAAAATCGTTTAGAGAATTTCCAGTAAGCTCATAACAATTATAATCACCTGTTTTTCTATTATTATTATCGAAGTTATCAAAAAATATTGTAGTGCCATCCTCATCATAAATTCTTATTTTATCTATCAATAATCCGCATTTTGTTTCTTTTCTATCATTAATTATAACGGTTATTCCAACAACAAACTTATCTGAACTAGCAGGATATTCATAAATATAATCTGTAAAATCAGAAAAATAACTTATTTTTTCACGATGTTGATATTGAAAACTTCCAAAAATAAAATTACCATCATAAGGATCAATCCCAACGTATAATGTATCGTCATAAAATCTTTTTTCTCTGTTATTACCAGCGACAGTGATTTTTATATAATATTTTTTATTAGGAACCGAATCAAATATTTTATACATACCTCCGTCCACCGAAGGAGTTACTCCTCTTATTTCGGCGTATAAACCATTTCCAGGTAGAATATCTTGCCATCTACATTTTCTGCCTTTACCGATTAAATTAAAGACTGTTCCGTTTATGGTCGTCCATTTATCAGGTTGACAATTAAGACAAATTTCTCCTTCTGATGCGCTTGGTATCTCATTATTATTTCTTTTTGATTCTTCCAAAAAAAGGCAATCATATCTATAATAATATTGAAATGTTTTTAAAAAATTATTTGCTTCTTCAAAAGAATCATCTAAGTTAATTACATTCACAAAATAACCCGGTCGTACACAACTTTTCAAAACAGTAAAATATTTAGTATGAGCTCGTATCCCTATAACAGCAATATTCCCGCAACTATAATTAAAACTACTGATAGCACCTCTTAAGCTTTTCAAATCAGGGTCTTCTCCATCAGTAAATATTAACAAATTTGTATGAGTGTCGCCTGGAAGTTCAATAGGTGCAAAAGGATGATTACCTCTTATATAATTTATTGCATCTGTAATATTTGTTTTTCTATCGGCAACTTCTATGGCATTTAATTTTTCAATTCTATCTTGAAGTGGCACGTCATATCTTGCTTCTAATTTAGCTATATTATTAAATGATACTATAGAATCACGTAAAACACTTTTTTCAGAAAAGGTTGTTAGATAATTGCTCGCTAATATTTTCGCTACATCAATCTTTCTTAATCCATTTCCGAATTCTAATGACATTGATTTTGAATTATCTATAAGAATATAATTACTCGCAGTAACTTCCTTTCTTAAATCAGTCATTTTAATAGTTGCATTTACATTAACACCTTTATATCTTGCAGTTATTATTTCTTGTGATCCTATAACATCAGCAGCAAGAACTAAAAAAGTTCCTGTATGTGACCCTATTATTCCATTACATGCTAACGTTAACCATTCAACTCCGTCTTCAATTTCTTTTTCATATTCATTATGAGATTCAAAAAATCTGTAATTAACATACGTATTATTTGGAACATGTATAAATTCTGGTTTGACGACATATTTTATAGTTTCTCCACACTTATCAGGATTTAGCAGTGCAGTAAATTCATCAGAACAATCTATTGTAGCCGGTGGTTCTGTCGGTGGCGGCGGTGGCGGCGGTGGTCCTGTCGGACATTCGTGGTAAGTTATTTTGTCAAATTTCATTTTTTACCTAATTTACTTATTGTTGTATAATCTTGTTGCATACCATTCACATCCGTAAATTCCACAACAAGAAAATATGTATTTGTATTTTCCGTATATGAAGATTTAAAATATAAAAATCCTGGTGTTTTTGTGATTATACCATAAGAACCAGTCCTTTTATTTGTTGTTGTATGCGTTGGATTTGCTCCTGTTCCAGCTATGAAAAAATAAACACCATCTATAAGTAATTTTTCGTAATAATGTATATGTCCTGAAACAACAATGTCTATTCCTAATTTTTTATAATCCCATACAGGGGCATTGAAATCGTAAGTAACACTTGAATATGGCGGATAATGACTAAACAATATCTTCCATTTCATTTTACTATTTCTGATGATAGAAGACATTATATTGTATTGTTCTGAATTCGTATCGCAATTACTAACATTTGTAGAGTCTATAAATGCTAGTAAAACACCGTTTCTTTCAATAGCATAATAACCGGTTACTTTTTCTGAATTATAAGTTGGTTTTGGAACATTAAAATAATCTAATACAATAGATTTGCGTGCTGGTGGATTTACATCGTGGTTGCCTAAAGTTATATATGCGTTTTGAATTTTAGACTGTGAAATGCCTTTTGTTCCTTTATAAGGATAAATAAACTGGCTATAATTTGGTCCTATAACATCATCTAACTGCTGCATAGTAGGATTACCTGTGGCAGAATCAAGCCATAAATCGCCATTAAGAATTATAAAATCAGGATTAGGAATAAGTGATTTAACATAATTTGCAACCTTTGTGACATCTTGTAATGAAGATTGCAGGTCAGAAACACAAACAAAATATTGATCTTTATAATTATCTAAATTTTGTTCAGTAGGCTTGTTTTGTTCAATAGGCTTGTTAGATTTTTTAATTTCTGGAGTATAGATACTAACATTGCCAAATTTTTTGTCAGGCACGATTTCAGGCTGTTCTAATTTATTGACTTTCCATATTAATTCTGCCAACTCTGAATCTGATTTATTTATTAGCAACATCCCGTGTTCAGCCATTGTTGGAATATAAGTAACGAGATGAGTGCCAAGAACATAATCAGCAACCATTATAATAAGGTCAGTTATTTCGTCATTATCTTCAGTAAACAGGTTAAGACCTACAAGGTCATCATCTTTCCATTTACGTTTAACTCCACTCCATTCAACAACAACTCTTTCTGTGCTTTCTATTCTTTGACCTATATATATTTTACCAGAATTAATTGTATATTTTCCGTATGAATATCGTATACCTTTATTTTGAGATTCATTAGAATATGTGAAGCCTGAATTTTCAAGTTTATCTGACTCATTTGGTTTGACAAAATTAGGTCTTGTTGCGAACAGCCAGTCAATAAAGGTATCATACTCAGCAACGTATTCATAGAAAACAGGGCAACAATCTTGGTCTTCTGGAAGTGTATAAAGTCGTTTAATTTTACCTACTGGCGCTTCTATGACGGTAGCGCCGCACCAGAAATAAGTAGAACAAAAAGGATAAATATCAGTATGATTTTCACGATATAAACGACAGGCTTCTTGTAATTTAATTAATCTAGCGGTAATATCCTGTCTATGCGGTTTGATTAGATTTTCAGGCTCTCCTTCTGGGAATGCTCTTTCTATTACTTGTTCTACAAAACTTTTATATGACATTGGCATAGACCGATGCAGTTATTATCCTGCATCGGATTTATTTTCTTCCAATACAGGCTTAGGTTTTGCTTTGCCTACTTTAACCTTTATGCCTCTTCCAGTCACTCTTACTGGATCAACGGTATCCTGTTCCGCCACAATTTGTGCAGGCTTTACGTCTGTTGCCGCAGACGTTACAGTAACCTGTGCCTTTACATTTGGGGCATAAGTTTTTTCCATTTCTACTGGGTTGTTGGGGTTGAACAACCGTAATGTTTTCAACGGGTCCACTGATTGATGTCGGTTGCTCGGAGGATTTTTTTTTAGGTTTTCATAATCTTGTTCTGTTATCTTAAATATTCCACCTATATTCGCTTTAATTAGACCATCAAGAAAATCGACAAATTCTTTGTCTTTTTCTTCATCTAATTTTATTACTCCGATATTTGTATTTAACAACTCGAATGGAACGGACTGTCCGTTTTTCGCATACAGTTTTACTTTTGGATAGATTTTTTTATAATATCTCATATAAATTAATCAGTATATTCATCAGAAGCACCAGTAGTTGTAATAGGATCATTAGATATATTTTCAATAATCAAGTCTGCTTGCGGTGTTTCGCAAATGACTGTCCATGTTTCGGAAGTCAATGTAGTACTTGTTGTTGGAACTTGCATAATACAACGATAAGTTGGATCAATTTGTGCAAGTTGTTTAATATCTGCTGTTTTAGTCGTTATACGATTAGAAGCAATAATACCTTTATAATTATTTGACCAATCTATAATCCATATCTTACGACCTAGATTTTCCAATTCTGGTTTATTTTCTGCAATAGCAATTCGTTTGCATTGGTCTAGATAATCATCAAAATATCTATCTGTTATGACATTTATTTTAACGTCCGGCCAGTCCAACTGGAATGAACGCCATTTAAATCCAAGAGGACTTTGTTCAAGTTTAGACGATAAATCAGAGTTTAGACGCCACATACTGTCAGTCTTAGATTTGAAATATGACAGCATTGCATCTTGGAATTTAACCGCATAAGTAGAAGGCATTAATAAATCTATATTATTCGGATTAGGACTTCCAATGCTTTCACGAATTCTTGACAACTTATAAAACTCATTAAATAATGTCATTAAATCAAGAGCGCCACCTGCTAAATCCACTACTCTACCGCATTGAACATGTTGTTCATAGACACCTATGGCGTTTGCACGTTTACCTACACATCTGCCGCTTGGATTAAGAGGGTCTATAGCTTCTATTGATTCAAGTTGTTCAAGCGTACTAACGGTTTGATATGGCAATGCAATATTATACATAAAAGCATTTGCCATACGTCTTGACCAATCTTCTCCAACCTGTCTATTATATTCAGTAGTAGGAAGATAATAGAACTGACTGTATATTTCATTTTGAGCAAGTATAAGATTTCTATATTCTTCATAAAGTTCATCAACGCAAAGTGATGTTCGTGAAGTTTGAATCCAAAATTCTTCAAAGGTTTTATTCAAGATTCCAGGAGGCTGTACGCAGAACGACTCAAAATCTGACACGTTATTTGTACCTCTTATGGCAATACCGCTGGTAGGATTTTGTTTTTGTTCTGATTGAAGATAGCTTGCGCTGGACATATTCTCCATAACAACGACAACTGCTGTTCCGTCCTGATTTAATTCTGATGTTGTAATTTTGTAAGAACAATTAATTTGCACGCCACCTTCTCCTATACCTGTAATAAATACATATTCACCTGGATTGAACCAAGTTGCGTCGGCTGGAATGCCTGTAGGACTGGACATTTCCATTTGCCAATGGTTATAACTAACCGTTTGACCTTTGGAAGCAATCCAGTAGTTATTATTTACTGGATGTTTTCTTGTTGCAAGTATATAAGGTCTAATTCGGTCAAGTCCTTGTGTTAAATTCTCTTTTGTTATTTTACCATCAAGAGACACACGATTAGATTCAAGAAACTCTAGAAATGGAGATTGTTTTACGCCGCACATCTTCAATTCCATTTGAAGAGCAAGTGTAGCTTTCATAGCACGCCACTTACCTGACTCGCTTTTATATATTGACTCTAGTTCTGATGGTGTTGGTATAACAGCGTCGCAAACTGTTAATGTCCCACAATCCCCGATAGTCGTATAAAGATACGGGGCACACTTCACAAACATATCTTGTATTGCCATAATATTTCTTTCGTTAATTTCAAATAACTACTACTAATTAAATATACAATATCTTTTATACGACTTTAATATTTTTATGAAATGTCTTGGGACTTATTTTTAGATAATAAATATATTACACTCTAACTATTATTTATTTTCTATTTCCACGAGAAAGATAATCAAGTGTTGCTGAATTTTTCATAAAGTTCGGTGTTGATATTGATGTTGGAACTTCTTGTTTATTGCCGATAGAAGGTGAAACTGGTTTTTGATTTTTAGTTTCATTATTTTTGACTAAATTATTTGGAAACGGACTTTTAGAATTATCATTGTCAGTTTTTTCAATTCTATCGATTTCAGATTTCAGCATAGTTTTAGGTATATATTTATATCGTTTTTCTATAATTTTATTAACACGTTCTTCTTCTTTTTGTTTTATAGTATTTATATAATTAGCGACATTATTAACTTCACGCATTAACAATACGTCAGGTGTTATTGTCCAGAACATTTTTTTAGACTCGTCATCTAGTTCATTATAATCTTTTACAGGAATAAATGCCTTGCCGTTAATAACTCTTTGATTGTCAGGAATAGACATAACTTCTTTTTCTGCCTGACTTACTAATTGAGATATATAATTTAATGTTTTCTCATCTGTCAAACCGTACATACTTCCTATTAATGCAGTATTAAACATTGCAAGATGTTGTTCTGCTTGCTTAACATAATCGCCGATAATTTCATCTTCTTTTATCGGTTCAAGGTCTTTTTGTTGATTATTAGTTAATATACTAGCAAGCATTGATAATGTTTCTTTTGTAACGTTTTGACAAATAGGCGCTACTTGTTCTATTACACGTTGTTTTTTAATTTCTTGAACTTCCTGTTTTGTTTTATTTAATTCTTCAACAATAGGTTTCTTTTCAAGTTCTTTTTGTGCTTTATTAAAATCTTCTTCTTCCCAGTTTACACCGTGTTTTTCTTTTAGTTCTGATATAACAGTATCAAGATGTTCTTCAAAGGCTTGTTCTAATTGTTCTTCATCTTCATAAAGATCTTTATTTTCTTCATAAAACTTTTTTTGTTCTTTTTTTGCGACTTCGGAAGCTTCTTTTAAATATTTAACTGCTTTATTTTTAATGCCTTTATATTTATCTGGCATTATATTTTCAAGTTGTTCTAATGTTGCAAGTGTTTGTTTATCTTCATCTATAATACTTTCAAGATTTTCAACATTTTCTTCTTCTTTGGGTTCAACTTTTGCAGTAGGTTTTTCTATTTTTTTCTTTTTAGACTCTTTATCTTTAACAGCAGACTCAGCGGCTTTGCTTACAATATCTGATATATTAGGTATTGTAGGTTTTTTAGGTTCATCTATTTTTTTCTCCGTTTCTACTACATTTTCGGTAGTAGCAGGTATTGGTGTAGATTGTGTTTGTTGTTCGGTTTGCTGGTTTTTTTCATCCTCAGGTTTTTTAATGTTTTGAGGATTATTTAAATAACTTATAACATTTGTATTCTTTTCCATAACAATAACTTATTCTTAATCCTTGATAAAGTCAATATTATAAACATCTCCGTTTTGTATTTCTTTTATTATTTCAAGAAAATATTTATATCTTTTTACGTCATCGGCAACATCTTTAATTGGAGATAAATTATCGTTTCTATCAGCATTAAGCATTAAATTATATGTTTCATAATATTTAAAGAACATTTTATTCTCAATACATTTAACTATTAAATTGAAACCTGGTGATAGCAAGGTTTCTCCAATAGCGACTTTTTCTTTTTCCGTAAGACTTTTCTTAATTAAGTTCATAAGTTATTGGTTATTATTCATTATTATATCTTCTGATGGAACTGTTGATTGCATTATTTGATTTATTTGAGGATTAGCCTGCAACGGAGTCGGATAAGTTGGCGTAGTTCCTTGTAGAACCGACTGACCTGATTGTGTAGATTGTATTATTTGACTTATCAACAACATTAATTGTTTAACTACATTACCGATTTCTTGCAGTTGTACTGCTGATTGACCGAATCCTTGTTTTAATTGTTCTATTTGTTGTGCGGTTTGCATAACAGCCTGTTGTGTTTGCTGGACTTGTTGTGCGACCTCAACCACGCCTTGTTGAGTTTGTTGTGTCTGTTGCGCTACTTCTACGACGCCTTGTTGTGTTTGCTGTGTTTGTTGTGCTGTTTCAACCACACCTTGTTGTGTCTGTTTGATTTGTTCAGCGGTTTGAACTACGCCTTGTTGAGTTTGCTGTAATTGTTCTTGTGTATTTTTGATAATAGGCGCAATCTGTTTTCCTACTTCTTCCAGCGCCGCATTTTTAGCAGCTTCAATAATTTGTTTATACATTTGTTCAAGTTGCGCCTGAACCATTTTAAGTTCTGCAAGTGTAGTTGCCTGTGGTGATAACTCGACTTGAAAATCTTCTGGAGCGCCCATAGTTTTCATAATTCTATTAATAGCCTTTGTAATCCATTCAGGACCTACTCTTGCAGCGACATCTGGAATTTTTATTATTGCACTTAAACCGTCAAACATAACTTTAGCAATTTGCGGCATATCAAGTCTTAAATTACCTTCTCTTGAACTTAAAAATCCTGTTACAGATATTTTAGATTTTTGACCTTTAACTGTAAATTTATTATTACCTTTATCAACGACTTCAAAATTAAGTTTTTCTTTTAAGGTTTTGACATCACTTTCTTGAAGATCAATAACCTCAACTGCGAACTCTTCATCCATAAAAGTTCTTAATGCTAAATATATTTGTCGTTTCCAAGCGTCTATTCCGCTATCCAGATATGAACCTGTAAATTCAGACCTATTAGACATATATTGCATAATAGTTTTAATTTCTTGTGCGGACTGGACATGTCCAGCAATACCGCCTACTTCTTGTGCACTCATTTGCAATGCACGTTCCATAAGATTAACGACGCTATTAAGTATTGTTATTATTTCAGTTGAATTTTGCTGAGTAAACTGAATAGGTCTAAAAACACTTTGCGGGTCTTGTTGTTTGATAGACATTTCTCTACCGCTAAACGGTATCCAGACTGCTTCAATTAATTCTTTTCCTTTAGCCATTAATTCTTGAATTTGGTCTTGATTAATCTGGTCTTTATCATACGGAATAACTTTTAATAAGTTCTGTCTGACTGTGACCATGTGCTGTCTTAGCAGCCTTGAAACAAGATTTTGCCAGGGAATACATTCAAGGGCAAACGACGGATTTTTAATCAAATTATCATCATAATCATAGCCAAAGAATATTGCAGGACAGTAAGGTACTGGTTCACAGAATATAATCGTATCATCAGAAGCAACCACGAATCTAATCCAGACTGGATATTTATAATCGCTTAAACCCCATTGAGAAGGAATTAATTTCATAAAATAATTCGTAAGCAAAACTACTTTATCATAATCACTTTCGGTATATAACTTTTGAGCATGTTGCCTTGAATCTGAACCCATTGCACTTGACCAGGGAGAATCAAGAATAATATCTTTTGTTATAGTTGTCATATAACACGGATTCATTTGCAACCAATACTCATCAAGAGCAAGTGAAGGATATTCAGTTGAGCCAAACCAGTCAGAGCCGTATGTTATTTTATTTCTGTTATAATAAAGTTCATTTGAAATAACATCGCCGTACTTATAAAGTTCCCAGTACATAACATACTCGCAACCTGTATCTGTATTAACTGTCGATGGACGATATGAAGGGTCTATATAGCACATTGTAGGATGTGGCAGGCTATATCTTAATCCTTCTTTTACAGTAAATTCTTCATTATTATCATCTATATCTAACACATAATGCCAACTTTCCATTGGAAATAACAATGAAAACGAATATTTAAGAGTATGTACTACTACTTGTCTTAATAAATCTCTATAACCGTAGTCTACGGAAATTTTTTCTACCAACTCTGTAATAATTTTACCAACTGCTTCATTTTCTTCGTTAATTCTTGCAGGTGTATAAAGAAACAGCGGATAATTATCTCGTTCATTGAATATTCTTGCGGCACGCATTGACAAGTAAGGTTTAACAATCGGCACTGTTATTTCGTGAAACATTTTTCTATCAAGATATTTTTTAACACCTTCTTTAGTTTCGATTTCTGTGCAAGCCATTGATTCTGGAATACCCCATTTTTCAAGTCTTTTCAGAAAAACACCTAGTTTATCGCCCTGGTATCTATCGAATAAATAATTTATTATCGAATACGATACTTGGCTGAAAGAAACTTCATAGGATTTATCTATTGCTGCGTATAAACGCCAGTCTTTTATTGCATTCCATCTACCGTGAGAGATTCTATTCTTGATAATATTAATTAATTTCTTAATTTTAAGGTCTGGCTGTTCATTTTCAAAGAAAGATTTTAATTTTTTTGAGTCAAATTTTATTTTATTATAAAATTTATTATTAATTATAAAATCATCTTGAATAGATTTCTCAATTATATCCGATGACCTTTTAATTTCTGCTTTAACATTCATAGTTTATGTTTTATATTATAACACAATATGCAAGATAATGATAGATGGTATCCTGATTTAAGTCCAAAGCAAATGCAATTTGTTTCTGATAGACATCGCTGTATTCTTGCATCAGGTCCACGAAGAACAGGTAAAACTATCGCCTGTCTTAATAGACTGGTACGCTGGCTATGGGAATTCGGAGGACCAGGAGTAATAATTGGAAGGTCAATTACTGATGTATTTAACTGTGGTACTTGGACTGATTTAACAGAATATGTCATTCCGCAGTGGATAGCAGGTGATTTCGGATTAAAATGGGTAACCACACCAAGAATGGAAGGTGCTACTAAAAGATATTTTTTTGAAATAACAAATCTTAACGGTGGTGTTTCACGCTGTTATCTTGAAAGTCTTGATAATGAAAATGAAGCCTCTAGGCGATTTAAAAATAAACGTTATTCTATTGTCTATATGATTGAATTAACGAATTTTAAAAATAGATATACATTTGATACTTTATATGAAACGTTACGTGTAATCGGAAAAAAACCAGAAGAACATTGTCTAATTGCAGATACAAATCCAGATTTTGAAAACGGCGTAGATTCGTGGATTTATCAACTTTGGTATTATTTTATTAAATTAGATTTAGACAATCTTGATGAAGAAGAAAAAACACGTCTTAATCTTAATGAACTATCGGAGGAAGAATACAATGCAAGAATATTTTCTTTGAAAGAAATACAACGAGAACTATTTGTTTATGAATTTTATCTTGAAGATAATCCATATATATCAAATCAAGAAAAGAACGAAATAAAAGCAAGATGGTTATCTTGCGGTAATAAAGCAATCTATGAAGCTTACGTGCTTGGCAAATGGTCAAAAGCAAGTACTTCTTCATACTTTTCTGATGTGTTTAAGTATGATTTACACGTTGTAGGCAATGATCCTATCGGAACAGAAGAACCAGAAATTTTATTACCAGAAGATAACTGTTATGAACTATATACAGGCTGGGATATTGGCACTACTGACAGTGCTGTTGTGTTTGTTGAAAAGATTTTATTTAAAGATGAAAAAGACAATGTAGTGCCAGCATTTAAAGTGTTAGATGAATATGTTATTATCGGAGAACCACATACAATATCTGGAATTGTAGAAGTAGTTCTTGAAAAAATGGATTACTGGGAAAGACAGGTGGGAAGAAAAATAAAATGGACTCATTGGTCAGATAAAAGCGCCTTTGAAAAGTTCAATAATATAGCAAATACCTATGAAGCAGGTGAAATTTACAGGGAAAGCAACGGCAGAATATTGCTTCAGGAAGCCTTTAAAGGACCAGGTCATGTCCAAAAGCGGTCAGAATTGCTTAAAAGACTGTTGTTTATGGAGCGTTTATTTATCTCTAAATACAAGTGTCCTAATGTAATTAATATGTTTTTGAATATTAAACCTGACAAAAATATGGGTGGAATTAACCGATTAGATTATCATAAAGACGTTTTTGACGCATTAAGCTATTGTTTATCTATGGAGTGTTATACAGAAATGCATCTTAATATGACAAACATCAACGTTGGACCTGAAATAAAAGACAGAAAAATATTTACAACCGTGATATAGATGTTATACTGTATAAATTAGATATGGATATAATTGACCAGTTTAAAAATAAAATAATCAACGCTGATAATCTTGATGTTTTAAAACAAATACCAGATTCTTCCGTTGATATGATAATAACCGACCCTCCTTATATGGTCTCAAATGAAATTTCATTAAGTAGAACAAACAATAAAGAAATTGAAAACAATGAAACTTATATTAATTCGATAAATCATTGGGACGATTGCTGGAAAACGCAAGAAGATTATTTAGATTGGTGTAAATTATGGATTAAAGAATCTGTAAGAACTTTAAAAAATAATTGTCATTTTGTGATGTTTTTTGACATCGCAAAAATATCGTATGTTTGGGAAATAATGAAAGATTTAAATATGAAATGTCGTATGCCGTTATTCTGGCTTAAAACAAATCCGCCTCCAAGAGGAAGAAAAGTAGATTTTATGCGTGCTTTAGAGTGTGCTTTATGGTTTACAAAAGGAAAGATATTGCCTGATTATTTCAATTACAAATTAGGTCAACAAGTTAATTATGTGGAATCTGCCATACCAAACAATGACAGACTTCATCCGACTCAAAAGCCTGAAAAACCAATAGAAGTATGGATTAAATATCTTTCAAAAGAAAACGATATAATATTAGATCCGTTCTCTGGTTCTGGAACTACTTGTTGTGTTGCAAAAAGAATAAACGCAACTATATAGGTATAGAAAAGAACGAAGTTTTCTATAAGATGTCTATTAAAAGAATAAACAATATTAATCCTTTATTATTATAAATTAATTTGACGGACCTGGACCTGCATACCAGCCTTTTGGTAATGTTATTTTATTTGAAGACCTGACCCAGTTAGTCCCGTTCCAGTAATAGATATGACCTTTTACATCATCATCAAGTCTTACGACGTCAGTTTGTGGATTTATCATCACATTTCTTGTCTGACAACTGTTTGTTAATCCAATCATTCCAACGCCTACGAATATCATCAGTAGTTTTTGCATCTTCAACAGTTGTTTGTCTTGAAGCAAGCCAGTCTAACAATGCTGTTATTATTGCTTTAACTATTTTTTCCAGCATCAGAGATTAACGCTTTCTTTGTCTGGTCGTATATTTCTCTAACGCCAATACCAGCCACACCTGCAACTGTTGCAAGCCATACAGGTATAACGTCCTTGAAACCTGCAACCTCTGCTAACGCAGCAGCCAGCGCTGCCAGTGCAGCACAAATGTATGGTATTAATGTTTTATTTTTTAATCCAAGCCACTTAACCAACGCTGTGGCTACAGGGCTTGCCAACGCTACAACTATCATTTGAATTTCTGTACTCATATCTTTATTCCTTTCTCCAAAACAAAAATAATAAATCCACCAACCGCTAACACAAAACCAATTAATAACCACCAATAGTTGTGTTCGACTTTATCCAGCCTGTTGCATAACTCTTTGTGCTGGTCTTTGGTTGTGAACTGGTCATTATAACATTGTATTGTTCTTTTAATCCAATCAATGTCATTTTTAATCGTTGCCAGACTCTCTTTTATGTCGTTTATGTCACTCATTTTTTGGCTTTATAATCCCTAATTGTTACCCTAATAAGTTCGTCGTGATACTTGCCGACCAAAGGCAGTATCCTGTCAACGTAAAAATGTTCTGCATTTGTATACCAAACACCGTTTGTTACGACAACTACGTTAGTAATTGTTTGCAGGTCAACGTTTGTGGCTAAAACCCGCAAAGGCTGTTCAACTATATTGGTTTTGCCGTCTTTGACCATCGGTACAATAGTCGTAACGGTGTTCGTCACGACGACACTGTTTGTAATGGTTTTATATTCAATGTTAGTTCTGACCAACCGTTGGTTGTAGTCGTTGACAATTAGTTTCAATGTTTCAAGGTCATTTGTATTGACTTGAAAGGTCATTGATTTTTGTAAGGTTTGGCTCATCACCAAACTTGCCGATAACATTAGTAATAGTATTATTTTTTTCATAGTTTTTTATCTTATTCTTGATATAATATAAATTGCTGAGAGTGTATCATTAGGGTCTTGAGATGTATATTTAAATTTCCAGTAACCAACCCGCTCTACTTCGGTATTTATTGTAACTGTATAGGCTTCTATGAACGGAATCTGTGTAACGCCATTATATCCAGTCGCCCGCACATATTCGCCTAATACTCCTATATCCGAAGCGCCATAACAAATTAACGCGTAAATCTCTTCGATTTGCGCATTTCCGTTTGCATAACCAAATATTTCAATCCTATAGGTCGCATTTGTAACAGGAAACGTAAATGTCGTTGGATTTGCAATTATTTGTTGTTTATACCACCCTAACTTCTCACCGCCTTTATATAAATCGCCGCCTTGTCCATAAGTCACGCCAATTTCATTTGTAACAAATCCACCAATAGCAGACCAATTTGTTCCGTCATAAATATATTGCTTTGAATATCGTGAATACAATAAATCAATATTATTTATCACCAGATAATATGGTGAATTATTTATTGCGGTATTTTTTATTACAAAACAATCACCAGCATTTGCACCGCTCAAAGTAATATATCTATTATCTCCATTTGGATTTAAAAATTGATACTGCGCATCAGTTCCCGCCGTTAGCGTTATATTGCCAGTCAGATTTGTAAATCTCGCCACCGCAGAATATCCAGCACTCGCCCTTATTTTCCCAGCCACATCAAGAGTCGCTTGCGGAGTTGTATTGCTAATTCCAACCCAGCCTTTTGAGTCATTGTAAATGTTTGAAACTCCAGAACTACTTATCCATTCTACGCCGTTGCTTTTGCTTGAATTAGCGCTTAACACAGTGCCGTCAGGTCCTATTCCTTGTCTTGCTGGATATTTGCCGTTATGAATTATCATATCGCCTTTGTATCGCAAGTCTAACGGAATAGTATCAGCGGCTAAAAGACTTACTGTTGTTAGAAGTAATATTAAAAATATCATAACCAATATAAAATTAAGATTGCGTCGTTTTCAGATTGCGTTTTAAAAATAAATTCAGATAAATCTCGATGCAACATTAAATTATCTACCATCAACGGAACAAATTCACCTACTGGAATTACACGTTTTAATAAATAAATAGGCTGACCAGATTCGTCTTCACCAGTTTTATAACCATACAAAACTTCATTTGTATTATTTGTTCCAGACAAATCTTTGACTCCCCAGAACTCGGCATAGCTAAACCGTACACTATATTCAACTGCTCTGGTCGGAGTATCTACAGCTGGTTTTATTAGCAATACATTTGGATTAGATGTTCCTGCTATCACATCACTGTATTTCAAAGTTGTTGTAATACTCATATATACTATAATATAACATTAATTTTGTTTATCTTTCTTCTCATTATACAAATTAACTTGAAGATTATTAGCGGTAAATAAAGGTGATTTTTTATCTCGTTTACTATCTTCATTTTTTTGTCCAGATATTTCTGATACTTTGATTTGTATACTAGCCCACATTGCGCTTGTTGATACTAACTGATTTGCTGCTATTATTGCTTTTATTACAGTCTCTTCATTTTCGGAAGTTTCCATTATACTTGCGCATTTCATAAGGCATTTTTCTATTATTTCCTGATTAATTACGCCTAATGATAAAACGTTATGTATTTGTTCACCAGCAAGCCAGGCGCCTAGGTTCGACCTGTTTTTAATCTTTTTTGTATCGATTTTTACAATGCTACTGACATTTTTTGCTGATTCTTCTTCGGATATATTTAATTCATTCGGATTAACTGGTATCAGATTTTTGTCTACGTCTTTTATTAAATTTGTAGAATTATTCATTCCATCCACCTTTCAAATGATTTTCATCAAGCCAGCAAGTAGATTCTTTTATTGCGGCTTTAAACGGAATAAAACACCAGCAACCAGATGTTGAAGTGTTTTTTGTAAATCTGAATGGCGTCCCGCAAGTTTTGAGCGGTTTAAAAAATATTCTACAATTTTCGCATTTTGAAATTCTGGACTGATAATTTTCAGGATAATCTTTTTTGATAATATTTTTCATTGCTGTAAAGATATTAACAGCGAACATTTTTGCTTCTCCTAAAATTGCTAGTATTGAAGCAAATAAAAATAATATTATATTTATCATATACAAAATATGGACGACATAAACAAATTAGTCAATACTGCATTAAACAAAACCGAAAAACTAAAAGAAAGATTAGCTAATTATTTTGTTCCAGATTTCAATCAACTACAATTATTTGTTCGTTGTTTACTTTACAAACATAAACTTGCAATTTCGTTTATCAGTTATGTGACAGGAATTCCTGAATCAAAAGTTAATGCGATTGCTTTTAAGAAAAAATATAAATACAATATAAGAGACGCAAGACTGATATGGTTTCTATATCTTGCGTATGAGCAGCCTGGTGCGTTCTATGAGCCTGACAAAGATTTTTTTATTTCAGCATGGGGGCTTCCTTCTACGACTCCGCAAACATCTATTTCTGTTAATAAATATAAAGAAACAGTTCTGTTATTAGAACAAATAGTAGACAAAGGCGGCAATGTAAATGACATTGCTTTTGCTAATGCAGCCGAAATTGATATTGGAATTGCTCATTATTTAATGCAATTTACTGGATTAAACAGCAGCCAGCATTTCTATAGAAGAAATTACAATCCAATTTTTACAAAGTCTTATGATTTTCCTATTATCAAGTACGAGCAACATTCTTTAAAATATACAGAAGTCAGATATTTTCTTCGTCCTATGTATGAATTTGAAATAAAACGGTATAAAAACAATATTTCTAGGCTAATTTACAAGGACACCATAGTAGCAAAGCATAGAATTTTAGGTATCCAGCGATATTTTTCAGACGAATTAGACATTGATATATGGAAACAAAGCGGTCTTTACGAGGCTGAAAAGACCAATTATTTGCCTAAATTGATTGGTTTTCGGTATTATTCCAGCCTTTTAAAGAACAAATATCCGCTTCGGATGACATTTATTTTAACAAATCCGATAGAAACCTACTTGACAACGCCGTTTTAATATATATATTATTTATAGAGTTTAAAATATTAACTTAAAAATAAATAAAAAATATGATAAATGAATACAGTCTGCCAGTAAAAGGTGTCAATGAAACATCTATTGTTAGCACAGAACAAAATCCTGTTCTTGGATTTGAAAAAATCCAGATAGACACACAAATCGCAACTGCAAAAAAGTATCCACGCAACATTGAGAAGTTCATAACCGAAGTTCAGGCTACTATTGCGACTGACCCAGAGATTGCTGCGTCTTGTGGATATAAACTAAAACGACGAAATAAAGAAGGTAAAGACATTTTCATTGAAGGTCCAAGCATTAGGCTTGCTGAAATTCTTGCAAGTGCTTGGGGTAATATACGTATTCAATCGTTTGTTACCGAGATAGGAAAACAAATTCGTGCAATAGCAAATGTTATTGATTTAGAGCGTAATATTGCTGTTAGCAAAGAAGTTGTCAGACGTGGTACTGACAAAACTGGAAGGCTTTACAGTGAAGATATGCAAGTTGTCAGCGCTAATGCCGCACAATCTATTGCTGTAAGAAATGCTATTACAAGTGTTGTGCCGAAGGTTTTTGTGAACAAAATGTATAATTTCTCAAAACAAGTTGCGATTGGAAAGCACGTTGACGTTACTGGCAAGTGGAATAAATATGTTGAATGGTTTGAGTCAAAAGGTGTTTCAAAAGAAGCGTTAATGGAATGGCTTGATATTAAAAGCGAGAAAGATATTACACCAGAAACAATTCGTGATATTGTTGGTCTAAAAACCGCAATAGAAGACGGTGATACAACAATTCAGGAAGAATTTGAATCTATTAATACTGATAAAACAAATAAAGACCAGAAAAAGATTAATTCTGCCGAAGAAAAAACTGAAGAACAACCGTCTGTTGCTGTGCAAGAACAAGGAACTGAAGATGGAAAAGATAAGACATCTTCGGACAATAATTCAAATTCGTTGTCTGCAAGTACAGATAGTTCTGTGTTAGCGAGTAATTTGCGTCAACTAATGGCAAAAGATAATGTAAAAGAGGTTTATATATTAGCTTATTGCGTAGCAAATAAATGGATAACGGCAAGAACAACTAAACTTGAAGACATACCTTATAAACGACTACAATATTTGATTGATTATTACGATAAAATCAAAGGATATTTTATGCCTCCAAGTGTTAATACTACTGTTACAAACAACAATTCATCTTTTAATTTCTGATTATTATGCAAAATACTGAATTTGTCAGACCAGAAGACCTTGATCTTGAACGGCAGCGTAGACCTAGCGCTTCTAATATAGAACGATTGATGTATTGTCCTGCGTCGTTTAAAAGGTCGCTTGAATATGCAGTAAAAGAACCACCGTCTTATGCATCAGAACGAGGAACTTTAATACATAATGTTCTTGCTGGAAAAGAAACTACTGACGTACTTTCTAAATATGATTTACAGATAGTACATAAAATTAAAAATGCGCTTGATTCAATATTTAATGAAGTTTTCAAAGAAGGCGTTCATCGTGAAGATTTATTATATTTCATTGAAGAAAGGTTTTGGTATAGAAAACAATGGATAGATAATGACAAAGTTCCGCAATATATGTTCAGCGCAAAACCTGATTTTGCGTTATACGACGCAACAAGACGATGTCTTGTTGTAATAGAATTTAAAACTGGTGTATCGCCAGTGACAAGACCTTATTTTAACTGGCAACTACGTGCTCAGGCTTGTGCGATTGTTGAACATTTATTAACAGACAGACATGCAATTAACAATATTCATATCGGAATTATTCAGCCTGAAATAGATGTGAAGCCGTCATTGGTAATTGTTAATCTTGAAGCTATTTATGAATGGTCATACCTGATTGAACTTGCAATAGAAGAAGCAGAATCTGAAAATCCGTATGCATTGCCAGGTAAAGTATGCACTTATTGCAATGCATTTAACACTTGTCCAGAAGCAAGTGCTTATGCTGTTTTAGCGATTCCGCAGTCTCAACGTCCTACTGTTAATCTTGCAAATGTGTCTCCAGAACAATGGATTAAACAATCTATAATTGAATGGAACAGTTTACCAATAGGCGCTAAAATTGACAGACTTCGGCTTCTTGATATTGCTTCAAAAATGTATGAAGGTCTTAAATCTTACATTAAACAAGAACTAAAAAATAATCCTAATGTATATGGTGAAATTATTAAATTATCACCTGGTTATCCAAAGCGTAATATAAATATCAAAGACGTTATCAATATTTCGACTGAACTAGGTATAACAGAGCAAGAAATATTGTCTATTGCTGATATTTCATTAAATAAACTTGAATTGTTATATTGCAATAAACAGCAAGAATTAAACGGCGAACCTGTCACTAAAACTGTTGCAAAACGGTATAAACCTGTTTTTGATAATATTGTTTCGCCTTATATCAAGACTGTTGACACAGAACCACGTCTTGTGATGAGCTTGTTTGATAAAAATAAATCTGTGCAATTTGAAACTAAACAAATTCAATGATATAATATATATATCTTTATATGCCAAAAGCATTAGAACAAAAATTATTTAGAGAAGGCAGAAAAAAAGGCTTTAAAGGTGAAAGATTAAATGCCTATGTATACGGTGCTTTGCGTAAAACAGGATGGACTCCTTCTACGCAAAAAAAGAAAAAGAAAAAGAAAAAACGCTCTTTGTTATAAACAACAAGATTTATCTCGTCGGTGGGAAACTTTTTAAGGATGCATTTCTTATTGACGAGATAATACAACGGGCAGCCGGGTGGTTGCTACGTTGATGTCAGTACGAACCTTGTTTCATATCCAACCTGGACGATAGATGTAAAAGTTTATCGTCCAGGTATTTTTTGCGGGGTGGAGCAGCCTGGTAGCTCGTCAGGTTCATAACCTGAAGGTCTCTGGTTCAAATCCAGTTCCCCGCAACCAATTTTTTGAACTATCAAAGATAAAAAAACGGCAGATAAATAATTCTTATCTGCCGTTTAGTTTTTAATGTTTTTTTTAGTCTTTACCTGATTCTTCAGATTTTATTTCATTTTCAAGATATTTAATTGCTTCTTTATTTGAATATTCTTTATCTTTGACTTTCAACTTCAGATTACTATTTTCTTTTATCAATTCTAATAATTCTTTATTAGATGTCAGCTTATAATCTTCATCATACTTTTTATTATCTTCTTTATCATCTAAAAAATTTATTTCTTCTTTTATTTCAAACATTTCTTTTACAGTTTCATAATTTATTGCAGAAATAGTCAACAGTTTAACCAGAATTCCTGCGTCCTCCAATGCTTGCTTTTCAGTTAGCTGCATTTTTGCTTCAATAATTTTCTTCGTTTTTTCATCTTTCAATAATAAAAACGAAGCGTAATCGTTTAGAATTTTTTCAGTTTGATCTTTCAATAAAAAATCAATACAATTTTTAAGTTTTAAATTATCGCATATCATTTTATTTAACACATTAATAGATTCGTTCTTTCTTTTACTTTCCATTGTACTATCATTTTCTACCAAAGAAGTGACATATTCTAGCACTCTTTTTACTGTTTCGATATAAGTTGTTAAATAAATGAACTGTTTATAATTCAATAATTCAAAATTTTTATTTTCTTTTTTCATATTAGTTTTCCTTTTAATTTCTTTTTATTATTTTACCTGACCTATCAAAATAAACTTTTCTTTGTGTGTTTCCGTCAATGTATCCGTGCAACATATTATCGCTACGCCTTATCAACGGCGCATGACACTCGTCAATATTTTCTATCATTTCTCGTATCTCTGCCTCGCTTAATTCTATTATATCATCGTCATAACCGTCTTCTTCTAAAAATATATTATGACAAGTATAACCGTCTTTTGCAACTTTTTTGTTCACTATTAGCCAACTACCGTCTTTACACTTATAAAGACCGCCTAGTTTTATTGTGTTATAATTAGTCTGCATTGTTTTATCCTTTTTTAGTTTTTTTATTTTTATTTCTACTCCACAACACTCGTTGCTGTCCGCATAAATCTTCTTTATTGTTGCATCCGCTATTTGACTGTCGTCTGTATAGTATCTTAAATTCGTTAATACATCGCATATTAATTTCATTACATTGTCAAAATCAGGTCTTACACAGTGATATTTTTCTTCGCTTTTTAACTCGCCTTTCTTGTTATAATGACTTTTCGGTCTCGGAAATATAATAACACATTCTAATCTAACAGGTCCGTCTATCGTTATCTTAGGTATAAATTTCTTTGCTTCTTCAATAAACAGGTCATACCAAGTCTGTACATTCTTCAACGGCGTATATGACGATATAAATTGCTTGCCTGTTTTTGTCTTTATTAATCTATATTTCTGCCTAGGCAATGCTTTCGGTATACCTTTTACAAAGAATTTTATACCGTCTTCTTCCATATTATACCTTTATTTTGTCTTATTTTATTATAAAATCTGAATCCTCACTGTTCAATGCATAAAATATCCAAGCCTTTATTTCTTCTAATGACTCTTTCTTTATCTGGTCTTCTACACTTTTTGTCATATTGTTTATTTTCTCTTTTTGGTCTTCACTGACATTTTCCAACATTTTTTCATACATCTCTTTAATCTCGTTATTTCTGTCATTGTATAATAAAATTATATCGTCTATCTTATTCTCTATGTATATTTTCCAGTATTCAATCGTGTCATACGCCCTTTTATATCGTGGTACATCTTCGTGGTCAGGTCTTTCGTCTATTACCTTCTTTATTTGCTCTTGATACACCTTCATCAGCTCGTTCAACATCGCATATTTTAAAACTATCCTACGATACTTTATGTATTTATAGCATAATTCTAAATTTACTTCGTTCTTGTTTGGCTCTATAACCGGCTCTATAAAAGTTTCTGCCGATTCTGTTCCTACTTTTATCTCTTCTTCTTTGTTGATTTTATCGTTCATAATTTGAATTTATCACATATTTCACTTATAATCAATTACTTTTTTAAAAAATCTTTTATTTAAATAACAATTCTTGCTTCGTTTCGTCTTGCCTCGCATACCAGATTATTTGCTCTGCCGTATACTTTTTCTCTATCACAGGCTTGTTCTGCAACTTCCTTTGCTCGTTTATATAACTTAAACCTTCTTGTATAAATCTAACTAATTCTTTAATCCTACACTTTTGCTCTTCATCATACGGAATCTCATACCATACACCGTCTTCTCTTCTCTTTACCTTATGCTCTAATGCCGACTTTAATGCCCTAAGATTATTCTTTATTCTTGCTTCTGTCTCTTTTATGTTCGTGTTTATCGTTATTTCGTTCAACGATTGATTGCAATTAATTGCCTTGCCTTCTTCTTTATCTTTTTCTTTTATTAAATTTTCTTTTTCTTTCATTATATTACTAGTTTCATGTATATATATATGAGGACATTCCTTAACACTGAACCTTTCAGTTTTGGATTTGCCTCTAACATTGAACGTTTCAGTTTCTAATTCTTTACTTTTCTGCGAACTTCCTGAATCTAAAAATTCTATCCTGTTGCCGTTTATTCTTAAAACATCTTTTATCTTTATCTTTTCTTTATACCCTCGACCTTCTGGTGAATTATATATGTTTCTTAACGCTATGAAACTTTTACGCTGTCCTTTACCAGAAAAATAACATATCAAATTGTATTTCTTTAATATATTTAATGATTTGCTTATAGTGTTATTATCTAAATAACCACAATGCGACTCTATTTCTTCAAATGTCGTCGAAAAATAACCGCTTTTCTTGTCAAAAGATATTTTATGTAATGAATATATTATTAAATATACAGACGCAGGCAAATATATCTTCTCTTTTCTCGTCAACTCTTTTAATAAATTAACCATACAGTCAGCGTCTATTAATGACGCCCTGCCAGAAAATGTCAGAAATTCTTCGTCATATTCAAATTCGTTTCGTTCTAACATTTCTAATTCTTGTTGATACTCTTGTTCAATCCCTGACTCACCGTCTTGATTTAATACTCTTAAATTTATGTTTTTCATATTATTTCTCCTTTCTGTTTTTAATTGTTAGATTCATCAAACATTTTTAAAACTATTAGACTCTTCCTTTGACCTTTGCCACTTATAAAAATAATAATTTTGTTTTTATGTAGAAAATTTAATGATTTGCTTATAGTGTTATTGTCTAAATTTGTCGTGTAATTCTTGATTTCATTAAAAGTTGTAAATAAAATACACGATTTTTGTTCAACACCAACCCGATGTAATGCGATTAATATTAACATAACCGCAGGATTAACTTTAATACCTTTCCTCTCTAATTCCTTTAACTTTTGTACCGCACAAGATATGTCATAATCATTTGGCGCACTAAAATATGTTGGAAAATTCAAATCCAATTCCACTGGCTCTTTTCTCAATAACCCTAATTTTTGTTGGTCTTCTTGCAATAGTTCCTTTTCTGTGCATTGATTTAATGCTTTTAATTTTAATCTTCTCATATTATTTTTTTTTGAATTTTTTAGAGAATGAAATATTTATAACGATTGTTTTTTCGTTATTTACCGTTAAATATTTTAACAATAAATATTTCATTATTTTAAAATTTAATTATAAAATAAAAAAAGTCAATAAAAATATTTGACAATTATTTTAACTTCTGTTTTATTATTAATGGCGTGTGGGTTCTGTAATTAACAATAAATATTTCATAATCTTTTCTCACCTCGAGAAAAACCACACGCCTCTTCAATTTCTGTTGATAATTAAATTAAATTATGTTTTATTAATGATGGCGTGTGGGAAAGAGTTTTATATTCCTTCATATTCTCACATATTCTCCTCTTCGAAAAACCCACACGCCACTTTTTTTAACCTCAGCCTATACACCTATATAACGTTACCTTAGCTCTTAGATTACCTTTTCCTCTTTTTTTTTCTTTTCTTTGTATTACTTTCTTTTCTTTTTTTATTTACCCCTACTTTTTACCACCTACCAACCCCCAAAAAAATCTTTCAAAAATACCCCCTTGACAAACCAACCTTAATACGGTAAATTTCCTAATAGTAAGTTCTGTTTACTTCCTTTACCTTTTTTTTTGAGTTTTGAGTTTTGAGTTTTAAGTTTGTTTTTTTATATGTCTTACAATGGCTTTTATAACAATAAGGGCCGGATAGAGAAAAGGGTCATATAGGCGACTAAAAAGCCTTATGGGGGGCTTTGAAAACGCTTTTTATATAGTAATTAATATACTGTGCACCTACCCTTCCGACAGCCCTGAAAAATCAGGGGTTTCATAACATTAATGATAACCATACAAAACCTAATAATGAGCACAACATTTGACACGCTAAGGCTAAGCGTCAGTGCTTTACTCTGTTTAGTTTAACAGGTTTAAAAAGCATTGGCGGATGGGGTTAGCGACCGGGTTGCAAACAGCGACCGGGTTGCAAACAGAGTTAGTGTGGCTAATGGTTGTGTTCAGGAAAAGGAAAAGTTATGAAGCCAAACAAACAAGTTGTTATGGATGAAGCCTTAGTCCGTAAGGCTAAGGTTGTAGCATTGGAAATCAAGCACCTGTTCAAGAAAGAACAGGTTGCGATTTCCAAGATTGGCCGGGACTTTGACAAGCAGTTAAAATCTGCTGTGTCAAGGATTCCGGGTTCGCCTGCACAGCGGTATATGGTATTGCGTCCTTATATGGACGCTAAGGACCTATACCGTCTTGTCCGGCGATTAGGCAAAAAAGTTATCTCTAGCCCATACAAGGCTAGGGGTAATACAAAGAACGGCGGATATGAGCCATCCAAACGGGTGGTTCAGTCCATCGTCAAGACCGCCATCCAACAGGCGGATGGCGACAAAAAGAAGGCAAAGAAGATACTTTGGCTGGCTTATGCCAGTATAAAGACTTCTTAGAGCCTTTTAATACGCAAGGCTGGATTGTTTAGGCAGTCCAGCCTTTTTTTATTTTTATAGTGGACGGACTCTTGTTGAGTTTGTCTGATGGCGGGACAAGTTTTTAGGGCTTGGTTTGACTTGTTCTGCTGTCAGAAACAGAAAACAAAATAAACCAAGCAAACAAAAACTATGGCAGACAAATATGTTGTGGGTATCACACCAATTAGACCTGGTGTGGTATTTGTAGAAACGGTGGGGTGTCCCTCACCGTTTAAAGCGTTCAACCTGAGACTGGACAAACGCCATTTCTGGCGGACAATCCAGGCGATGGAAGAGCGCCTTAACGCTATGAAGCGGACTGACCGGACAATGTCCCGATGGGACGTTATCCAGTATATAGCGTTAAAGTCAGTTCGTCGTGAGTTGATTGAGTGGAAGCGTGCTCAATCAGCTCGTTGGGCAGAAGAGCAGAAGGCGATGGCTTTATCTGCCGCACACAAGGCGGCAGATGGATTTAAGGGTGTTCAGATACCCTTATAATCAAGCCGTTGCTTGACATCGTCGTTTTTGGGGCGTAAATGCCCCTTAAACGAGTCGGGCTATTCATCCAGGTAGATTGGATGGATAGCGTGTAATAAAACTGGAATTGGTGGCAAGGCTAATTGTCTTGCCACCTTTTTTTTATTTATGAAGGGCTGAAAGTCATCCTGTTGTTCTAGCCAGAACGGTATTCCCGTTGCAACAGGTAGTATTTATAAGGTGGTTGTGGCTAGCCTAAGATACACCTACCTTGCCTGGACTTCGTCATTCAAGAGACACAAGGCAATGTATCACACAATCATCTTATAAGCAAAATGATTTTTAGTCCTTCTATTTAATGCGACCTTGCTGTGGTTAAGTCCACAGTGAGCCTGTCCCAAGTCAGGAGAAACGCAGAGGGAAATTCATAGTTAATATGAATAAATATAACAACTCTTCTGTGCCGGCTGCACGGAAGGCTAATAAGATTATTATTAATCCTTCTAGGATTAATAATAAGGAAGCAGAAGCCAAAGTTATGGCTTTGGTTTCTAAACATCCAGAACTCAATGCTGACAAGGTCTTTTTGACCTTTGGCATTGAGCGCCACAACTTCAAGAAAGTTGTGGAATTATGGGAAAATCCTGATTATTGGATGGACAATCCAGTCCATCTGATAGTCAGTAACCACCAACAGATGGAAGAAAACTCATAACAATAGATTAGAGACCGGGTTGCTAATAGCGACCCGGTCTCAATTAAATTATGAAAACAAAAATTAAAGTAAACTCTGCATGGTTGCGTCGCTACGACGCACATGATTACGAGTTTAGTCGACAATATGTCGAAATGGCGAAATGGTTAGATGTGATTACACCACATTTAATCGTTTCAGGCAGGGTAAAAAACGCCAACACAAAATGGCGTTTAGAAAAACCCTGCGTTAAGATACAACCAGTAAGGTTGTATCGTAGCGTCTTTGAAAAATTACCTTTATTTATAACTATCAGTTTAAGTATTGGTAGTAAAATAAAAGGTATTTTTATACTGGATAAAGTAGCACAGTCAGAATTTCACAGGATTAACAAGCCCTGTGAAATAAGACTGGAAACTTCCAGTATAGAATTAACGGGCAAAGCCTATCCTAATAGGCTATCCAACAGCAAAGTTGCGGTGTTGGACATTGAGGTATTCCACATCAACTGGCATATTTAACAATATGACACCTAAAATAATAATCCCCGAAGGATTTTCCTTATGTGGGATATTTATTGAAGGATGGATAGATTGTCTTGTTAAAGACAATCTAATTTATCCTATCCAGGAGAAGTGTTTTCTTAAAGGCAAACACGCTCCAAAGGATTATGACAAATATTATTTTATAGGCTGTGCTTCACAGCCGGTAATAGGCAGTGAAGTAGTCTATAAAGATGTTGTTATAGACGATACCAAGTTTGTCTTTGGCGAAAGAATAGCGCCAAAGAAACCTGGTATATTGGAAAATATAATAGTCCATTGCTTGTATGGCAATGATACAAGCAACAAGGATTTATATGACTGGGGCTTACGCCTCAAAGTCTATATAAATCCTAACGACATAACGGCTGTATGCACAGAGCCTTTCTTCTTTGTTGATAAAAAGAAGAAAGTCATAGAGTCACACGAAATTTTTGCAACTCAATTTTATGTTCCTCGATATAGTGGATTATATATTGATGACGGAAAATTAAAATATGAAGCTCCTCCGAAAATATCTACGAAGGAGATAATAAAAAAGAAATATAATCCAAAAGATTTTATAATAACAATGGAGTGAAAATATGAATTATGTCATTAAGTTAAACAACCAGCAAATCTGCGAAGCAGATGAGCTGTATGAAGATGGGTTTTCAGATAAAAATTTAAGAGACTTCATTGAGTATCAAGTTACCAATGAAGTCATTTATCATTTAGCTTGCGACTCTCGTCCTAATGAAGTTATAGGACAGGAGGATGCAGAAAAATATTTTCAATGTGAAAATTTCACATTTACGGATTTCCACATTCATCATAACAAGATTGATGCTTGTGGAAAAATAATCATCCGTAACAAAAATACGGATGATACCGAGAAATACAACTGGGATTTCTCGGCTTATGTCAAATAAACAAAAAAATAAAATGAAAACAACAACAATAGAAAAGATTGCCGTTGCGGTTTGGCAGCATTACAGCGCCAGACACGGCAAGAACAAGCAAGAATTCCTGTGGGATATTGAAGCCGTCCATAAAGGAGGAGCGGACTCAGGAATTCCTGCGTTCACATACTTCAATGATACTTGTGCATTTTTTGACAAGTATCGTTCTTTAATAAGGCAGAAACTTATTGAAGACGCCGATGAATATGAAATGAGTATAACAGAAATGGTGAAATCATTCGCCGTCTTTGACGGTTGTTTCCAGACCGCCAAAGATGAAGCGGATTTCTGGGCTATTCTGTCCGGAAAAAAGACGAACAGCGAACTAAAAGACCATTTCAAGAATGGGCTTTGCTTCTATGCTTTGGAAGAAGCAAGCAATTTCATTATTGAAGATAAAAAAGGAAACATAGATTTCCTTTTAGAAAAAGAGAAAGGAAAAACAAAATGAAAATAAAAGTGGATGAAGATTTCATTGTTGAAATCTCAAAAGGTAATAATTCTCTGTCTTTCCAGATAGAGAAATATTATAGAAAAGAAAATAAATTCTTAATACATAAGAGTTATCTATTTGGGAAGATGACACCTGAGCAGTTCAAAGAATTATTTGAAGCTGCTTATGAATATCTAAAAAAATATCAAGAACAATCAAAGGAGAAATAATATGGACGGAGTTTTTCATAAAACAATTCTCACAAAATTTGATTTGCAAAGAGAATTGTTAAAATTAACAAAACAAGAAATAATTTATATGATTGATAATTATGTAGAAAAATTGTATAAGGAAGAAGAAAATAAATTAATCAAGCCATTGAAATATAATGACTGTCCGGACACAAACAAAATTAAAGAAGTAATTAACCATTATAATGACAAATATTATGGTTATTTTGAGGACTCTGATGAATATATTAAAACTCATTGTTTAAGCAATGAACAAGAAAAAAAGGAGTTGTTAGATATGTTAGAACGAGAACTGTATTATGCAGTTCTTAGCAAGGTGGAAACACCAGAACAAATATTGGAATATCTATTGAGACCTATCAAAAGTGATAGGTTTGATTTGAATGAGTTTAAAGATATTCTGCTAACATTAGAGAAGAGATACAATGATACGAGCAGTATAAAAACAATAATGGATTTTGTAGACAAATATTGGGACGCATTGAATAACTTAGATGATTGCTAATATGATAGTAATTAGATTACCAAAGAACATCAGGATAAAAAATTCTGATGTTCTAAAAGAACCAGTAATTGAAGGCTGGAAATCATTTATTCCTTGCTGGTGTATGGCCGGCAATGAAACTGGTGAAAAAAGAATTCCAGTTATTGTAAGGATAGGAACTCACGGTAATTACCATTATCATTGCGGTAAGACACAATATAAAGATTATGTTGCTGTTGAAGAATGCAATGATAATGCTGAATATTCTGTAATGGAAAATTTAGATAATCCAAGTCCTCTTCCTAATAGGGTGGAATACTTTAAAGGAAATATAGGTTATGAAATCCTTACAAGCAAACCACAAGAAAAATATTATATCACAACAGAAGTTGTGGTTGCTTTAAGCGATATAAAATTCATTGGCAAAAGATTCAAGTATTTAGATGGACAATATAACTTTGAAGAAGATATTATCTTAGCTAAGAGATTTTATCTACCTTCAACGCATTTTAGAGAGGCTCACGGCTTCTTGATAGAATGCTATAAATATTGGGAAATGATACAACAATAACAAAAGGAGATTGGATATGGAAATACTAAAATTAGCGGTAGCAATCGCATTAGGTATGCTGTTATTGTCAGCGGCATACTTTATTATAACAGTTATTTTATCCGTCATCGTAGGCATTATAGCCTGGTGGACGGATTATAAAGACAGAAAATAAAATAATAAAAATATGAACAAAATAAAAATAGTGAATGCGTTGTTCGACATCAGCGTCCAAACAGGACTCTGGGCACCGGACAATTTCGAACCAGAAACCGTTCTTACAATCATAGAAAAGAACGGAAACAAAATTGTATTCAATAGTGAATATGGCGCAGACATCCCAGACTTGGGATTTGTCGACGGAGATAAACTCATCCTTACTATTGGTAGGGATGAAACAATAATCACTGGAAACATTTCGTTGATTTATGCTTCCACTGAAAACGAGGAGATTAATATCATTGATATTAATAATGCCGTCTATGAAGGTGATTACTTTACATTGCTAAAAAGTTATCACGCTTTTGGCGACTGGCGTTTTACTTCTGACTATAACACATTGGTCTACTCGGATTTATCCGAAGAGCCAATGGTTTATGATTTGTATGAGATTTGTATGAAGTATGCCGTGTATAAGGCAACGACTTCATACATCAAAGAAAAAGATAGAAAAGAAGCCATAGATAGGTATGCGAAGTCTATGGCTAAAATGTTGAAAGAAATAAAAGAAGGAGAATAAATATGATAATAAAAGTATCGATTGTGAATTTTGAACAGTTGATTACTGTTCAATTCAGGAAATTTGAAAGATTAGCTCTTGATAAGAAATTCAAGAGTCTAGGTTTTCAAATAGCGGAGACAACAAATCCGTTTGGTGTTTTGGCAAGAACGCCAATGAAATATTGGCGTGAAATAAACGATGTGTTTTTGCAACAATTCACATCGGAGGTAGAAGAGTTAACACATACGGCTTATGGTTGTTTAGCAAATAATATTGATAAGCCGCTTATATATACTCCCTTCATTAACATCGCTTTGTTCAGGATAGCAGAAGAAACATATTCGTTTCGTTCTGCGTCACTGTTGACAGCGGCACAAATAAAAGATTATGCAAGTAAGATTAAAGTAGCGCTTGTTCATTTGTTTGATTATGAACAAGAAATAACCATTGAAGCAACAATAAGAGTTAAAACAGCACAGACGGAGGAGGTAATATGAATACTGCAAAGTATTTAGACTCTATCGGTCTAGAGTTTGAATGTTTCTTGTTTGAACCGATAAAATTCAAACAAGAATTAGGGAGACCGCCGTATAATTATGAACTAATAGACGATGCGTTTCAACGTGAAGCGCATCGTTTTAAAGCCGAGTTAATTAAAGTTGAAGTTGATGGATCAGTGAGAGGGGAACTTGATTACCCTCGAGAATGGAGGAAGGACAGTCTGTTTAACTTTGACGATTTCGATTGGAGTCGAGTATGCTCCAATGTAAATTGTCTAGAAATAAAATCGAAATGGAAATACAATGACAATATCATTAATGATATTAATGATTTTGCTGTATTTCTATTCCGATATTTCAAGCAAAACAAAACTTGCGGAAATCATATACACGTGTCTTTTGTCAAAACAAAAAACGTTGCTAATGTCTTTTTTACTTACAAAAAGTTCTGGGATAGATTTATAGAAGACTATAAATCTTCATTCCGAACAAATGAAAAGTATATGAAGAGATTAGAGAACTCATATTGTAAGCCTGCTTATAATAGGACGAATATAAGGCTGATTTGTGATAGCCGTTACGTCTGTGGCGACAGATATTATGCTATTAATCTGTTGTCATTTGGTAAGCACGGCACAATCGAGTTCAGAATTATGCCGCATGCAGACAATAGCAATGAGTATATCAACCAAATAAAATGGGTGTTGGATGAGATTAACATTATATTTAGTGAAAAAAATAATTTATCAAGAAACTATGTTTATTTTCTTGATAGTAGAAAAATAAATGAAAAATATATAAGGGTGTAGAATATGTGCTTCACTGCAATAGTAGTGTCAAATAAAGAAGACAAAGATTTGGTCAGCCAAATCTTTTTAAGTCTTTATTTGAATAATGCGGTAACTAATAAAGATGGTGCAGCATACAGGAATGCTGACAAAGTCATCAGGACTCTGGATTACGGCAAGTTCTTCAAAGAAATATATCCACTAGATCACACTGGGTTGTCTCATCTGCATTTAAGATTGGCAACCAGTGCGGTTAAGAAAGAGTTCATTCATTTGTGGAATATCGGAGGAGCTTACTGTGCGCATAACGGAGTGCTAGCGGAATATCCAGAAGCAACAGATTTAGATACTTCAAAAAAGATATACTCTACAAGTGAGTATTCAGATCCATTACCAGGTTCCTCAAATGCAATTAATTATGAAAGTCAGCAATCTTCTTTATGGAACAACAACTATCATAACAGTTGTGATTCTATTGAATTCTTTACATCAATAAAAGACGCTATTGCTAGTAAAGATATAAGGGCAATAGCAAGAGAAGTTAAAAATTGGAAAGGATATGCTGTTGCGACAATTAGTTATCCAGATAATGAGTTTATTGTGGTATCCTACAATAAACGTTTTTTAGCGTCGTTAATAAATGAAAGGGTAATAGTATTTAGTTCCGATGAAATAAATATCAGAAGAGAATTCTTTTTACAAAAAGAAAAGGTAAAAAGATTTAAAGGACATTCGTTTAAACAAATAGAGACTTTTAGAAAGGTGTTCTATTCTGGTGAGATAGAGACATATACAACATCTTATTATAATGTTGTTATGCATTGCGCACCAGACGGTTCACCTATTAAACAAGTGAAGATAAAAGAAATCAATTCATACACAGAAGACGATTATGATTATGAGGAATTTTAATGTATATAAAAATATTTGCTGATAATCATTGTATATCAGACGAATATTATATTCGTCCTGAATACGATGATGTTATGGATATAATAAAATACGATTTAACTTATTATATCGCTGTTCATTATTTAAATTATGAACCAGAAAATTATAACTGGGTTAAGCTAGTAAAAGAAGCAGACTTCCATTATAAAACTAAAAAAGATGGAAGCCACAAGGGGACAATAAAAATCCGTGATAAAAAAATAAAATGGCACACAATATGTTAAACCAAATAATAAGAGGTGATTGTGTGGAAGAAATGAAAAAACTTCCAGCGCAATCTGTTCATCTAATAATAACTTCTCCGCCTTATAATGTCGGTATTGATTATGGCGTGGATGATAGAAAAGATTATAAAGATTATCTTTCATTCTGTCGTAATTGGTTATCCGAATGTTATAGGTTGTTAATTGATGGAGGAAGGATAGCAATTAATTTACCTTCAAGCATTCTTCAATCAGCCAATTCAAGAATGGCTTACCTTACAATAGATTATTTAATAATTATGCGTGAGCTAGGTTTTCTTGATAGGGAATGGATAACCTGGCTGAAAATGCCAAAAGGTGAAGTGCCAGCAAAGTCGACAGCGTGGGGTAGTTGGTGCAGTCCATCGTGTCCTTACTTGCGAGATGCGGTAGAATACATCATCGTAATGGATAAGACAACTCATAAAAGAGTCGATAGAAAAGGACAAAATGATATAACAGCAAGCGAGTTCTTGGAGTATACAAGTAATTGCTGGTATATACAGCCTGAAAAAGATAGACGACATCCTGCTCCATTTCCATTTGAACTGCCAAAACGATTAATAAAATTATATTCTTGGAAAGGAGATACAGTGCTTGATCCATTCGTAGGTTCTGGCACTACCGCCTATGCTGCAAAAATATTAAACAGAAATTTCATTGGCATAGAAATAAACAAACAGTTTGTTAATATGGCTAATGAAAAAATAAATATAATGTTATGAATATGAATATCTTTTCAGTTGTTAAAAGATTACTCTTTTCTGCCGTACCAAAGAAAAGAGAAAAAGAAATGTATGACCTTGTATCACAATGGGCAATAGCCACAAAAAAGACTGGCTCTGCTCATAGAAGGTCAAGAAGAAATAAAATAATCGGACTCCGTAAACACGGACTTGACTCCGATTATGCAGAAAAAATGAGAGAAGAAATCCGTAGAAACAAGAAAGGAAATTGATATGAAACTAAATGTAAGGTTCGTAGAAGGAAATCAATATGTCAAGATTTCGTATTCGCCATACGAAAGATTGGCACTTGATAAAAAATTCCAGAGTCTAGGTTTGCAAACAGCGGAAACAACAAATCCGTTTGGTGATACTATCAATCCGCCAGTCAAATACTGGCGTGATAGAAATGATGTGTTTGGTGGTTTAATTACACGCAGGATAATATCAACACAAAGAATTTCAGTTGTTAATAACATTAACGATTTTATAATAACTGATTCGAACAGCGTCAATATAAGTATTTTCAGATTGGCTGTTCCTGAATTAGAATTCAAATCTTCAAGACTATTAACTTCTGTTGATGTCCAGTTAATAGCAAAAGCATTGGTTGCAACATTGAAAATATTTCTTGAATGTGAAAGAGAAATTGAAACCGAAATATTATTCAAAGTTAAAATCAATAGTTGCATAGAACAACAAGAAATTAAATAAGACTAGATATGATAATAAAAGATATAGGTTTAGAGTTTGAGTGTTTTCTATATGACGCTCAAATGTTTTATAATCTGACCGGTTATGTTCCTTTTAACTTTACAGATATGATAAAGGGAATTAAAAGTAAAGGCTTTAAATATAAATCTATATATTTAGATACAGATGCGTCTGTTGGTTGTGATACATCAGAATGCAATTATGATGTTGAAACAAAAGAAGGTAATGTTTATTCTTGTTCAGATTACAGTGATAATTTTAGTGATTTAGAAATAAAAACAAGGTGGGAATACAATGAAAATGATTTCTATATTAATCTACGCAAGTATGTAGATTTTCTATTTCAGTGTTTCGGGCAAAATAATACTTGCGGAAATCATATTCATATATCTTTTGTTAAACCTGACATCGGTTTTTGTGCGTTCTCGTTTAAAGAAATATATACGAAGTTTATTGAAGATTACGAAAAAGATTGGTGTTCTCTATATAAATATAAAAAAAGATTGCAGAATAACTATTGCAAGGCAGATTGGGATGCTGGAAATATTTATGATATATGTGCTAATTATAATGGCGATAGATATTATGCGATAAACTTGAAAGCATATCGCTGTCATTCTACAATCGAGTTCAGAATTATGCCGCATGCAGACAATAGCAATGAGTATATCAACCAAATAACTTGGGTGATAAATAAAACAAACTCACTTGTTTCTAATTTGAACTTATCAATAGATAATGATATTGATATATTCCCTAGAAGAAGAAATAAGAACCTTAAAAATATTAAAATAATGATATAAACCTATGTGTTTCACATCAATAACAATTACAAATAAAGATGATTATCAACTTGCAAAATGTATTGCATTGTCATTATGGTTTGAATATAAAAAAGATAATAGAGATGGTGCTGCTTACAGGCATAACAACAAAGTCGTTAGGACTTTGGATTATAATGAATTCTGGAATTATTATTCACAAGAAAGTCATACTGGGTTGTCTCATCTGCATTTAAGATTGGCAACTAGTGCGGTTAAGAAAGAGTTTATTCACCTGTGGAATATCGGAGGAGCTTACTGTGCGCATAACGGAGTGCTGTACAATATTAAAGATGAAGATAAATTTGAAGATGAATTTAAAAACAATAATAGAAGCAGTGTTATACGATATAGTGGATATAATAGAAATAAATCAGACTCATTAATATTCTTTAAAACAATAAATGATCATATTGCCAACCGAGATATAAAAGGTATTAGTAAAGCATTGGAATATGCAAGCGGCACAGCAGTACTGACTATATCTTATCCTGACAACTGGTTTATTGTTGCCAGTAATAGTAAGTGCATAAAGGTTAGTCTGGTAAATAAAAAGGCGCTTGTTTTTTCCAGCGATGATGTTGTGTTGTATAAGAGTTATACTCTAGTGAAAGAAAAAAGTTCATTTAATTATAAAGGTCATATATTTGAAGAGAATGAAAAAGAAACAATCATTCTAACTGATAAAGATTATACAATATCTACTATCGAGTATAATGATTGTGTAATGCTATGTGATCCGGAAGGCTGCATTATAGATAAAGTAGAAGTTAAGAAGACTTCTTATAGAAGTTTTTCTTATTATTATTAAAACTATACAAATGATTATGATAATATGAACAACAAATGCGAAAGATGTTATTACTGGGGTTCTATAAAAGATATAACTTCTGATGATAAAGGAAAGGAATACGGCTTATGTACTTACGGAGAATTTATTTCAGAATTAGATTCAGATATTGAATGGAATAGTGACTTCATTATTCTGGCAAGTTCTCTCTTTGATTATAGTAATATATTACAATGAAGTCAAACAATAAATCAACAATTGCTGAAAACATTAAGAAATACCGCAATAAAATAGGTGTTTCTCAAGATCAGCTCTCAAAATTAGCCGATGTTACCTATAATACGATTATTAAAATAGAATCCGGTGGAAATAAAAATTCGACCATTGAAACATTATCAAAAATTGCTAAAGCATTAGGGGGGACTGTTGATGATTTAATCAAATAATATATGAACAATAATAATAAAAATTTAAAAAATTTATCCGGGACTCTTAGTCTTTTTAGTTCGGACCAGAATAAAATAATTGACGAAGAAAACAAAAAGATAGATATGGCTAAAAAATTGTTGGATAAATATCTTATCAAAGATATGAATAACTGGATAAATGTAAATGCGGATTTAATTATTACAGATCCACCATTCGGAATTGAATTTAGCGGGAAAAACGGAAATTATCATAGAAATGTAAATAATGTAGTTGGCGGTTATGTAGAGTGGTCTGTTTCGGAGTATGCGGAAAAAATACAACAATTATTAGAATGTATAAAGAAAAATTTAAAAGAAAATGGGCAGGCTTTAATTTTCTCTGGCTGGAATAATAGTAATGTAATTCATAATAAAATTTTAAAATTTGATGGTTTAACTTTAAGGGGAAAAATGTACTGGGTTTATAATTTTGCTCCAGTTTGTCGCAAAAAAACTTCTCACAATATTTATGAAATTTATTGGATAACAAAAGGAGAAAACTGGATTTTTCATAACAGATGCAGCACTCATCATTGTCAACAAGGCGAACCGAATTTATCAACTTTGAATTTTAAAAGAGACTATAAAGTTAATATGCCTAAATATCCAACAAGACTTCCCTTTAAACTTCTTCAATGTATATTAGAACATTTTTCCAATGAAAGAGATTTAATTTTTGACCCACTATGTGGCAGTGGAATGGTCGGGGTGGTTTCCCATATGTTTAATAGAAACTTTATTATAGGAGATTTAAATGAAAATGGGAAAATAGTATTTCAACATCTTTTAGATTACTATCTAAATAAATATAGAACATCCAGAAATATATCATTTCACTCATAAAGATTTTTACTGTAAAGCATTTAAAGAAAAAATGAAATGAATGATTATATTAAATCCATAATTAAGGTTGTCTTATGTTTTTTAATTCTATTGTTATCTGGTTATTGGATTGCTAATATTTATTATAAAATATACTGTTTCTTAAAGGAATTAAAAGACAAGAAAAAAAATAAAAAATAATCTTTGACAACAAGCGGTTTAGTGATATAATATTAGTATGGATATACCTGATAACATAAACGAAATGATTGAAGAAGTGAGAAGAGAAATCAGAATACGACACGGCTTTTATAAAAAGCTAGTGGCGTCTGGAAAATTAACAGAAGAAGATGCTCGCAAGAAAATCAATCTAATGGACGATGTTTATCATCTACTAATAGAACTCAAAAAACAAAAGTATCCCTTTTAAGGGGAACTGTAATATGAAAAATAAAACCTGCGAAAGTTGTATTTATTACGACGACGGTGCTGGATATAGATGTCCAAATTGTAGACTGCATTCAAAAATGTTGACTCCTTGTGATTGGATGTCATTTAAAAACGAGTTAAATAAAAAGAAAAAGATATTTAAAAAAGTCAAGATGGCTGTTCTTTATGTAAACCATAGATATTGCTGTGAACATCATAAAGAAAAAGTATAATAATAACAACTAACAAAAATAATAATTGATATGAAAAATGATAAAACAAATGTAAAGATATGTGAAAATTGCGCTCATTATATTTCTTATAATAAAGATTATGGAATATGTGGAATAGAAACTACAAGGAAAACAAATAAAAGACCAGAAAGTTTCTTACTGAATTGAAACGAATCGGAAGAGCTACATTAACCACTACCCTAACCGAACACTATTATTTCAAGAAACATACTTGTGATCACTGGAAACAAAAATGAAAAAGAAAACAAAAAAAAAACAGATTAAATGTATATTCTTGGAAATACCTATATTAATAATAGCCTATATATTTGGTTGTTGGCTAGGTTCTATGATATTTATTTGGCTTGATAAACATTTTATTAAATAATTATTTCTTGTGCCTTAATTTGCGTGCTTTAATGAGATTCTTTTTGGCTGCTTTTATTTTTTTCCGGCTCTTTGACAAGCCGCCTTTGCGACCTATAAAAGAAAAATATTTATGTAATGATAATCTCATATAAAAATATTATATATCAATGTATAATATTTTCAACAACTAGTTTCTTATGGTTAAGTTAAAAAAATATATAGAAAAGATTGTAGATAGTGCCGCTGATTTTTTCAAGGTAGACAGAAACTATATATTCTCTAACAAACGAACTTGGAAATATGTTTTAGCTAGATTCGCTATATACAATATTCTAAATAAGAAATTTAAAATGAAACCATCGTATATATCCCGTTGTTTTAATAAAAATCATACCAACATATTGTATAGTCTGAAACAACTAGACAATGTTATGTCTGTGCATCCAGAAATAAAACAAAAAATAAATGACTTCTATAAATATTGTAATAAAATAAATAACACAAACCTTATGATAACTAGACAAGATATTGAAGAATTTGTTGAAACTAAAAACATAAGCAAGGAACAAATATGTGTTGATATTGATAAACTATTAAGTTCTAAATATCCTGAAACTATATTCTATGTATATCCAGTAGCAAAAGAAGGTCCTATCAGGATTATAGTTTACTGGTACGAAGGACCTACTCTTTATGAACTGAAAGACCTAAAATCTATTGAGCGTCTTAACGGTAATATAGATGATATAGAATTAATTTTGTTTAGAGATTTTAAACCTTCCAACTATTATAAATCATTATTGTTTTTCCGTGAACATTATCCAGAAAGGAATTTAGAAGACTTGCAGATTTTATCTAAAATTCTTTTGATTAATCAATCTTTCAAAGGATTAATCAATATCAAAAATATAAGATTAATAAAAAATAAACCAGTTGATCCAGAGGAATTAGTTCTTAATACTAATGACTATGTGTATATAGATTATGATGATATTAAAAAGTTGGATTATTATGATAATACTATTTACTTGTCTGACTCAGGAACAGTCTTAAATGTTTTTTATAATAAATATGATTATAACGATAGAGATAAATTTCATAAATTAACCGATAACGGTTGGCAATATAATAAAAAGAAATTAACGGTTTATAATATGGCAACTATTGATAACATAAACTTTTTAGCCAATGTATTTAATCTTCCGAAAGAGTTTGTTGAATATTTAAAACAACATACAAGATGTAATATATGAAATTTTTTTTCAACCGAAAACGAATTATACTATTTAATGCAATAGTATGTGTAATATTTATAATATTGTTTGATTGTTTAATATTATCTTTAATATTTAATCTGTCTATGTTAAACGATATTATTGCTGTTTTAATTTATCTAGTTCCTGTAATTGTTTTCTCAATATTGCTTTTGGTTTTACCAAATGAATAATCTAAAATTAAAATTCTTTAAAAAAGAAAAAGCAAGATTGCTTCTTCATTATGAAAATATATTTCCTGAAAGAAAATTAAAATATGTATATAAATATCAAGCGTCATATAAAAATGAAGTCCGTGTCTTTTCATTAATGTTATCGAATAACAATTATTATCTTGTATTATATGAACAACCAAATATGTATTTTGGAGTAAAGAACATAGGCGGCAATGATGAGCCACTCAATATCTTGTATAAATTCCTGAAGAGAGAATTGAAAAAAAATAAGAAATTATCAAAGATAATGTTAAAATATAAAAAGGAAAAAGATAAAGCGTTATTAGTCGCTACTGATTATATATATAATCATATAAAGAAAATTGTAAGAAAATATAACTATGAATGAAATGTATGATGATTGTCCACAGAAATATAAATTACATCTTAATTGTTATTTTTGTAATAAAGTGTCAGATTTTGAAGACTATGACTTGGTTGATGTTCACATAAAAGCGTTTGCAGCTGGATGGATGTGTCCTATTGACCTTCCGTCTATTTGTCCTGATTGCCTTCATCTGTTTTATAGAAAAATAAATGAAGAATTAAAACAATCTAAAATGGAGGAATAGTTATGAAACTTAAAGAAGCAGTTGCATTGTTCATTGGAGAAAAGCAAAAAACTGGAACATTAAATAATATCTCATATAGATATTATCTTTATGATTTATGCTCTTTTTATAAAGAGCTAGATATTGGAAATAAGAACATTAAAGAAATAAATGTAAATCATATTACAGACTTCTTGCAAAGAAAATCAAATAAGATGTCTACAATTCTAAAGAAAGAAGCGATACTTAGTTCGTTCTTTAGTTGGTGTTATAATTCAGGTTTAACTGATACTGACATATTGAGAGATTACAAAATACCTTTTATTAAAGATATTCCTATTGAACGAAAAGAAAAAAGAAACCGTAAAATAATTAGCGACAATGAATTGTCTGCTTTATTAACAGAAATAAGACACCTGATTGAAGATAGAAAAAAAGAATTACTAAGGTTGAATGTTTGTATAGATGAAAATATTTATTTTAATTTAAACGATTACAATCCTTATCAACAAAGACAAATTAAAGGTTATTTCAATAACTGTTTTTGCGAGTTTGCTATAATAGTTTCTAGATATACAGGCTTAAGAATAATGGATATTGCTAATCTTGAATGGGAGTCTATTAAAGATAATCATCTTCTTGTTTGGGCACATAAAACACAGACAAGATTAATAATTCCAATGAATGATCTTGTTAAAGACATTGTTAGTAAACAGTTGAAAATACATAGTGTTTATATGTTTCCGTTTCTTAATCGTAATCTTAATAATGATACTTATGTATCAACTTATCTCGCAAGTAAAATGCAATATCTTTTTAATAGGTCTGGAATATTTGGTAAAAACTTCCACGATTTAAGAGCAACTTTTATAAGTTCAACTCTTAAAAAAGGTTTTGATATTCCAGTTGTTATGAAGATAGTCGGTCATAAAAACTTTTCTACCACTATCAAATACCTTAATTTTACTGACAAAGATATAGATGATTTGTCAACTAAGATGTCTGCTCATAATCTTGCTGTTCAATAGGCTGACGATTTAGGTCTTTCTTAATATAACTGGACATTTTATATTTAATCTTTTTCTTTTCAGGTATATCAATGACCTCGTTCTTCCACATATTGAAGCCTTTTCTTGGTTTAGTTTTTATGACATTAAACCTGCCTAATGGTTTTATTGCAACTTCATTATTTGTTTTTAATAGATAAGCCACAGTCATTAAAAACACATCAACTATTTTTCTGACCACTTGCGGCTTCATATCTAGTTGCTTTGCGATGTTATTTATAATCTGATTTTTCTGTATCATAAGATAAATATAGTATTTAATTTATCAAAATCAAATCTTAATTTTTTTCTTAGACTTAGCAGATAATAATTTTAGTTTAGTTGTTCTAACTTTTGCTGGTCGTTTAGGTTTAACCGCTTTCGGATTAACTGGTAGCAACCTTTTACCATAAGATTTAATTAAACTAATACCTTTCCCAGTCGGCTGTCTTGTTGAAGTTGTACGACCACCTATTGATATTGCAGGTTGTTTTGGTGCTTCGCCTGTTATGATTGGTCTTAAAGGATTATACAACCTTCTTGGACCACCACTGCCGACAGGTATCATCGTGTTTGATGTTGGAACTTGACTTGTTGATACTTCTGGTATTGCTGGTTGTTGAGCATATATAGGTTGTCTTTGTTGTTCAGGAACTGATACAGATGGATTCTGTTCAACCGGAATAGATTGTGGCTGTGTTGGATTTTCCGCTCTTGCAGTAGCAATAGGATATGCTGTTGTTTCTGTCATCGGTATTTTCCCGCCTGTTGAAGCGGTGGAAGTTGCCGCTGGTACTGAAAGATTTGCTGTTGTATTTGTTGATGTGATTGGTATTTGTTTTGGTTTTTCTGCGCCTGTTTCACCAACAACAGCAGGATTGACACTTGTTTTTTCTGGTATCGGTTGGTTCATTGATACAGTGCTTGTTGCTGAGCCGCCGGAAGAAGTAGTTGTTATTTGGTTATTCGCAGAAGTCTCTTGTTGTTCAGGTGTTATACCGCTAAAAAATCCAAATGCTGTTTTGTTCTTTGATTCCTTTTCTTTTTCAACAGGCATATATGCAGGGTCAAGTCCATCAATTAATTGTGCACCTTTTTGCCACGCTGATAAAGCTTTTGTATATGCTTGCATTTGAGTATCCGACATATTTTTAATCATTTCATTGTACTGTTCTTCTGTAAGATTCCTTCTTGTTGTTGCAAGCGCTAAAGGATGCATCATCTTATATTCAGTTCTAACTCTTGTATTTGCTGTATTCCAAGCCTTTGTCATATCTTCATTATTTTTGATTGCGTTCTCATAATAAAGATTTGTTAATCGTTTAATTCCTAAACTTGCACCTGCATAATCATTATTAATTAGCGCAGTCATTATTTGGTCCTTTATCGCTGATGAAGGTGTTATATTACTTCCGAACCTTGCAGGTGATTGAGCACGTTCTTCTATAAAGCCTAAACTTTTTAATACTTGATATGCTGCATTTGAACCTGATAACCACTCGGAAGGTCTGACATTTCTAAATATAGATAACTCTTTAAAACCAGGTATATATCTTTCAGCCATTAATCTTGCAATATAACCATAATCATCAGTAGGTAATGTATTTAATGCTCTTATACTTCTAACTAAATCAGTAAGAAATGAGAGAACGAATATACCTTCTGCCGGTTCATAACCTCTTCTTCCTTGTATTTCACCAATAACATTAAGTCCTATTGGACCAATCCAGGGCACCATCATTAATGAAGATTCCAACACATTCATTGTTGCTGTTTTAGGAGTTTGCCAAAATGAAGGCGATGATGGAGGCGGTAGTTTGCTTATTTCGTTTCTAAAATAATTTTTATATCTTTCTCTTAATTCTTTTTGAAGCATGCCTATTAAAGCTGCAACCGCTATAACAGTAGAAAACTGTACAACAAGTGAAGCAATAACCTCTGTTTTCGGCGCTGATGTTCTTCTAGATACATTTAAAAATTCAAGTAATGCATTATTTACATAACCAGTTAAATAACTCATACCAGACAACCAAACATCGTTTTTAAGATTAATAGCTCTATTACCTCCAGCCCATGCTTTATTTACTTTGGTAGTCCAGACATTCATAAATTTTCTGTAATCATCAGTTTCTTTTTCCAGTATTTTTGCATTAGGATTACTTTGATACCGTTGATAATAATCATAGAATAATTTTTCTAGACTTGGCTTACCTGCTAATGCCATAGTGTTTCGTAGATAAGCGATTGTAGTTGCTTTATCCACCATAAACATTCTTCCAGATACATCTTCTGGCTGTAATTGCCAAGCCTTATCATTAGGATTGAACTCGCCTGCACCGGATTTAATTCTATTATTGACATAGTTTATAGCAATTTTGCCCATATCAGAAATTAACCAGTCGGCAAATCTTCTTACTTCAACATTTATGAATGAGTCCCAGAACGGTAAGCCAGTCTTTCTAAGTATTCCTTTTAAACCAACCTTCGTTATTAAATAACCTTTTTTCAACGGTGAATATTTTTCAGAAGGAATATTAACAGAAGCCTTATCTTCAAGCGCAATAGATTCTATCTCGCCTACTATAGAATCAACTGTTTCTCTTTCACCTAAACCAAGTAATCTTGTTTGTTCATAACCATCCAGTATATAGTTAATTGCTTTATTAACCATCGCAACTCCAAACTTCTTATATAATTCTGGATAATTTTTTCTTAAATATTTCTCACTTTTGTTTACACCTGGCATTAGATATTCAAGAAATTCAACACCACCTTTTGCTAAAGAACTGATTAAATAAACAGGCGTCCTGATTAACATATTTGAAACGACACATAATGTTCTTAATGTATTTAGTATTGTGCCAGCATTACTCATTCTATTTGCAACAACAAACGACAACCAACAAGTACCAAGCATATTCTGAATCTGTACAAAAGGATTTGCAAGCACAGCGCCGGCAGCTAAATCTGTAATTTCACGTATCAATTTAACAGGTCCTTTCTCTAATGTCGGACCTTTAATTGCGTCATTAGACGCAGCAAATAATACATCTCTTATTGTTTCAGCAAGTCTTACATTGCCACCATATTCACTTAATATTTCTTTTGCGGCTTTCTCAATTTCGTTTGAATTATAACTTTTAACTTTTGTTATTTTGCTATCAATGTTCTGTGCAGCAACTTTAAATGAGTTTATCAAGTCAAGTGAAGGCTGAGCCAGTGCACGCAATCTAAATGCTGACATTTGCCAGTCGTGTAATTGTCCATAATCATAACAAATAGAAGGAAGCAACATAGTATTAGCTTCAATAGAAAATTCATTTCTTGTGCTTAATATTCTAACGTATTTTTCTATTGTTTTTCGTGCTTCTGATTCTTCGTTTAAAATTTGTTTACTGTTTTGATATAGTTGTTTTAATTCATTGTCTAGATGTTCAACTACATATTTTGTTTTATCAGCAATTTCTTCTTTGTCAGGCAACCTGTCGGATAATAGTTTAACTAAATCATTTAAAGAATGTATTGATATAGGAAGCATTTTAGAATCAGGATTCATAGCAGTTTCCATTTCAAATGCCAGTTGTCTATATGCTTGACGCATATTATCATCAACACGAATTCTAAAATCTTTTCTAATTACCACATCTCTTACATAATATTTAAAGAAATCATAAGTTGTTGCTATTCCATCCCAGCCATTTGTAATTTCATTATTAGCAAGATAACCATCAGGTCCTATAATAGTTGCATTTTCAACACCACCTTCTCCTGCTTTTCTTTCGTACATTGATTGCAATGTCTGTGCAATAGTTTGTCCTTTGTTATTAATATGCCTGCTGAATGTAATTTCGCCTCTTGCAATTACAGGTCTTTTATAATTTTTATCCCAGGATTGTTCTATACCATATTCGCCGTATTGTTCTATGACATTAAATATTCCACGATTAATATCATACATTACTTTTGCAAGTAATATATCTTGTGGCGTTACGACTTTACCTGTCGGCAAGATATAACCTGCTGCAACTTTTGAATATTCCATCCTGTAATCGTGAGCCAACGGATTAAATACTAATTCATAATACTTAGCTAATGAATTGCCTATATCAGGATCGTCAGCGTGTGAAACTAAAGCCTTATGCCGATATAGTTTAAACTTTTGATAAGAGTCTTTTGCTAATACAGCGTTAACTTTTATAGATAAATCAAGTAATCTAGCTACTGCTGCTCTCATATTAGCGCCAAAGAAACCAGGCATATTTTCTGCGGTTTTTATATACTGTCTAAACCAAGAAGTTTGATTTAACCAATTAATTTGTCTTGAAGGCTGAAACGATGTAGGGCTTAAAAATGTATTCGCTGAATATATAGGCTTATATAAATCTATTAATTCTCGCAATCCGTTTACTACCGCTTCTTCATATCCTAACAGATACGGATGTTGTCCAATTCCTAATTTATAATTTCTTAACGCACTATCGTATCCGTTAATGTAATCTTCTGCACCAGCAAAATATTCTTCTGCTCTCTTCATCGCTGCCAATTCATCGGAGGCTGTGAATATTTCATTTTGATTTAATCTGAATTTATATTTCTTTCCATCTTTTATTCCAGTAAATTCTTGAAATACAATATTACCGTCCTGAGTATTTGTAATCATTTGTTTAAACATATCAGAACTTACCTGTGTTCTTAATTCAAGAAAGTTCGGATGTGTTGCTATTCGGTCAAGATAATTAAGCAATTCTTTATTTACTTTTATTTTATCAGCATATTTATTTAATTCTGATACAACCGCATTTACTTTTACATTATCTGTGTTTTTGATTCCTTTTATCAAATAATTACAGACATCAAGGAATTTATCTATATCTTCGGAACGTCTGTCTTTTACAATATCTTCCAGTCTTAATGATATAGCATCCACAAAACTGGATTTAGATTTTGTATCTCTTAATATATTGGTAAATGCTTCTTTTAAAGAAGGAATAGCGTTGATTAATTCTGTTATATTCTTTAATGCTTCCTGTGATATACCTGATTGCTCAGGTGTTAAATCTTTCACATTATCATAAACTAATAGTTTTGATTCATCGAAGTCAGGATTTTGCGTCTTAATTTTATCAGATATTGTTTTAAGATGTTTGGCATATATAATAATCGCTTCTTTATAATTCTTGAAATTATCTTTAAATTCATCGCTAAAACTATTAATTTCGTGTTTATTAATTGCATTATTATAAGCATCATTAATTAGGTTCTCATATAATTTATTATGATCCTTTTCATTATTTATTTTGCTTACAATCTGTTTGAACGTATTTATATATTCACTTATAGATTTATCTAATTCATATCCTACAATCTGTCTTGTTCTATCAAATTTTTCTATGTTAGTTGCCAATCTAATTCTTGCCTCTGAAGCAGCGTGTAGATTATCATTCATTATATTCATTATGCTTTTTCTAATATCTTCATCTGCTTTTGAAATTTCTTCGAAAAATTCTGCGTCTTTAATAAAATTCTTGAAGAACGGATTATTGGCTATCTTTTTATTTATTCTTTGTTCTTCTTCAATAGGCATATATTTTTCATATTCCTTTACTGCATTTAATAATTCTTCATCATTTAAAAAAGTATTATATTGTTTTCTGGCTGTTGACACACTATCTTCTATGCCTTTAATTAAATTCTTTATTTTGTTTGTAGTGTTTACATCCTTTCCTTCTAACAACATTTCTTTAAGGAATTTTATTGAAGCCTCTGATGATTCTATTTCTTTTTTAAGTGATAAAAATCTATCAATATATTCCTCATTACTAATCTTATCAACGGCTTCATCCATTCTTTTCATTATCTCATCTTTTACTTTTATGCCGTTGTTTTCCATTAATCGTTTTATATTGTCCCAGTTGTAAGAACCAATACTGTCAATCGTTCTTAATCCCTTTCCAATTAACGCTGTATTAAGATTATCTTTGAAGTTTTTTATAATTTCTAAATTTTCTTTATATTCCTTGTCGGATAATTTACCTTTGGTTCTTTCGGTTGTATCTTGTGATTTCGCAATAATTTCATCTGTGATTTCTTTTATTATATCAGGACTGAAATTACCATTGTATTCCATCACAGACATACCTTTTGTTATCATCTGTGAAAGATACTTAATATAACTGGCGTTATCTGTAATGAATTTACAAATATTATTATCACTCAAAACAATCGAAGTTTTAAGCCAGTCTTCAAATGGTCTGTTGTTTTCCGACATCCAATATGCTGATACAGTTGCCGCACCTAAAATCCCGTTGTATCTATCGCCATTTATTATTGCCTCTTCAAGTTTATTTAATGCCCAGGTAGACCTATATGTAAGCGGTAATCCACTTGGATTGTCGTTTGTAGTGTTTTCAATATTAAGATTTCCTTTAATTACTTTTGCAAATTCACTTAACGGGTTTGTCTTATCAATAATACCAGCGTCAACATCACGAATTATATTATCAATTAACTGACCTAATTTATTACCATCTCCTCCAAGATAATCCTCATAAGCATTTCTACATACGGTATCAAATAATGTTTTCGCAAGTTGTGAATAAGTATTAATTGAATTATCATCGATTTGAACTACACCACGCTTAACATCTCCAACAACAGATTCCTTTCCATATTCTATAATTTTATCATAACCACTATTCTTAATTAGTTTTAATCCATTAATTACCGCTGGATTAACTCCAACTAATTCTTTGTCTAATAAGATTTTAATTATATTAGACAATCTTTCGTTATGAATAAATTCAGGTCTGGTAATAAATTGTTCATTTTTAAAGGCTATCAGATTGTCTTCTAATATTTGCTGATTAATTAAATGAGCCTCTTCCTGTGCGCCTATAATTTTTGTTAGTCCTAGTTTTAACAGCTGTCTATATTCTTTTTCCGATGGAATGTTAATACCGAATATTCTTTTTATAAAATTAAATATACCTTTAATGAACGAACTAATTGTAATAGACGGTGAACTTTGCTGTAATCCATTTATTACTTTTCTTATTGCCGCCTCTTCAAGAGCGGTTGCTCTTGAATATCCTAATCTTTTCATTTGCGATATTTCCGCATCCGTCACATTCTCTAACAACTTTCTCCATAACCTTGAAGTTGTCGGGTCATTCATTGAAGCGTGCAAAGCTTCCTCTATTATTGTACTTAGTATAGTATATTTTGAATATTGTCTAGCGGCATTTATATTTAATGTATTATTCTGTGAGTCATAAAAACCACGAACATCACTACTGTCGTCGTTGTAAATGATTATATTTTTATACTTACCAATCCCGTAATTATTCAATATTTGTTCAACAGCATTAGGACTATATGCCATTGCATTAAGCCTTTTACTCTTGGATTCATATACCGAAGACAAGCCTGAAGTCATTCTATTTATCAAAGACCTATTAGGTCCTAAATTATCATAAGTAATATTTGTTCCTTTTATGAAATCATTAACAGCATTATTAAAATTAACCAATATTTTATCGGATTGTCTAAGATTATAATTATCAAATAGATTTATATAAGCCCGTTTAAATCCTTTATTATATAAATAAGATAAAGTTGAATCGATTAAATTCCTAAATATACTTTCGTTGTTATATCTTTTATTTAATTCATTTAATGTATCAGGTTGTAGTGTATCTAATATTCCTTTATCAGCAGTTCTGATGTTTTTAATAAGACATTCATTGTTACCATTGTCAATTATTTCAATCGATAGTAAACCGTCTGATTTAAACGGATTGTTTTTTATTAACTCCTGACAACGTTCTGTATTAATAACAGGATAAAAAGTTATTTTTATACCGCTTCCGACTTTATTATTTGTTTCCTTTACAGACATTAAGAAATCATTTAATCCTGTTGTTTTTAAACCAGAACTATCGTTAAGATTTTTTATCATATCAGATAAATTAACACTCTTAACTTCGTTAATATTGCTTATATTAAATTCAGGTCCAAAAAGAATCGATAGTATATGGTCATAATTATAGTCAGGAGTCGCCTTTACACCATATTCTTTTCTTAGCACTTTACGATATATAGAATTAAACTCTGAAATATTTGTGGTGTCTTTGTTATATCTTTGTTTTATAATATCTATCGTTCTTATTGCAGCAGCGATTTCGATTGACCTTGCAGGTCTTAAAGTTTTATCCGAATCAGTGTAAATATAATCTTCATTGCTGAATAAATCATATAACTTATTGCCTGGTATCTTATTATTTAGTCTTAAAATATTGCGTCGTATATTGTCGGCAGATTTATTATCGCTATTATTTATTAAATTATTTATGACAATATTTAGTTTATCTAATCCGTCTGGTTCTGCGACTGTCTTCAATATTATATCTTCAGTATTTTTATCAATACTTGGTTCTATTAATGCCTTGCAAATTGAATCTAAATCAGACATTAATTGGCACTCTCCTACTGAATCATTGTAATCTATTTCAGTTGATTTACTATCAACAGGAATATTAAACTTATTCCTTATATCTGTTAATATATCTATGTTTTTAAAGTTTCCGTATTTTGCCAAATCCAATAATAAACCATCAAACTTTTCATTGAAAGAATCTAGTAGTTCATTGTAGTTAATATTTTTAGATTTAACAGCGCTTAATAAATCAGAAAAATAAAAAGACGCAGATTGTATTGACATATTGCTTAATGCTTTTGCAATATCTTTATCAGCGCCGGTTACATCCAGATTAATTAAACGACTTGTTAATGAATTTAAATCTGCGTCATTGCCTTTTTGTGCAATCTTTAAATATTTTAATAATGTAAAATACGGGTTTAAAGTTGTGAAGTTTAATAATTTATTTAAATCATTAGACTCATATATATCTAAAAAGTCTTTAAACTCTTTATTAAAATATTCATAATTAATGTTGTATTTTTTATTATTAATATAAGAATCAAATATAATCGCCGACGCATAATCCTTGTCTATTAAGTTTTTATCCAACTCTATTAGATTAGACTTTTTAATAATTGTGTTGCATTTATTTATAAGATTACTGTCCAATGTAAATGCAATTTTTTCTATATTACCTATCAAGTTTGATAATATTGACCGAACACTGTCCTTATTAAGTTCTTGTTTTGGCAACTTATAGAATTCATTTATTAATAAATCAGCAGATTTTTTTATAATGTAATCTTTATGCTCTGTTGTTCCTTTTGCATTTACGATTGATTCAAATGCTTTTATTAATACAGGATTTATATTGCTGTATTTTATTTTGTCATTACAGGCGTCCAATATTATTTTATAAGATATATCAATTAATCTATTACCTGTATATTTATCACCAATTAATCTATCAAATAATAAAGTAGAACCTTGCTTATTATTATTGGCTGGGTGTGTTAATACCTTGCTTATTATATCAATGTCATTAATTATATTAGGCAGCTTAGTCAATAATTGATTATAAATATCCTTGTCTGAATTATCTAATAAATGAACATAATCGTCTAGTATTTTATAAAAACTTTCCGCAACGCCAGACCTTGATACTTTAAGAAGCATTGTATTTATTTGAGTTCGGATAACAGGATCATTAATTAATTTACCAATGGTATTATTAAATTCATTATATTTATCAATTATAATCCTTGTCGCTTCGCTTGAGTTTGTGGTTTTAATCAGATTGTCATTAAACAATACAAAGTTATTAGATATATTATTGATAATATCAGCAATAGTATTGCTTCTAAATTTTGATATTAATTTAACCACATCATAACTGTCATTATTAAATAGTTTATTTATAAGTTCAGTCCCGGAATTCTTTGTAATATCTACAAAAGCCTCTGCAATACGGTCAATATCGTAAGAATTTAAATCTCTAAATTGCGGGAAATTACTTTTAAGATCATCAACAATATATTTTAAATCATTATATTTATAATACCTATTGTAATTACCTATTGTTTCTTCTGTTTGTATCTTTTTATTTAGAAAAGAAACAATACTATCATTCATTGCGAACCAATTATTATCATTTATTTGTTTTATATAATTGATTAAATCTTGTTCAGTTATTTGTTTTGCATATTCAGTTCCGAATGCATTTCCAATAAATTCTTTTAATAAAGAAGTAAACTCATTTAATTCAGTTTTAATACTTGAATTTTCATAATTAGACATAGCATTTGACAATGCTGATATGTTTAACTCATCTGTTATCTCCTCTTTATTATTATCGTAATATTCATTAAAACCTTTTATTTTTCTTTGCAGATTGATTTGACGGTCAATAAAATCTTGTTCGCTTTTGCATATTAAATTATACAGTTCATTAAACCTTTCAGACTTAACTTTGTCTTTAAATATATTTCTGCTAATAACTATATCTGACACGGCGCTATGGATTAGTTCCTCTACAATTTTAGGCATTGCATCGTCAATCGAATCAAACATATTCATATTAACAAAAATCTTTATTTTGCCTGTGTCTCTATCTATAAGTGTGGAAGCAACAGGAATTGATTCTTGATAATATTTTATTTTCTTGTTTGATATTGAAGGAATATCTTTTGTAAACATTAAATTAATAGGACCATTTATTCCAAATTTATTTATATTATCTTCTTCATATTTTATATACTGGTCTATGCTTTTTACAATATCAGGTATATGCAGATTATACATTCTGGAAAACCTTGCAAGTAATCCGCCTAGATCACCTAATGGTTTAATTATATTATTATATTCATTTTTAAATTCATTGATTTGCTGCTTGGTCAAAGAAGGGTCATTAATTCTATAAGAAAGGTCTGTAAGTTTTCTTATCGTCTCATTTATAGTTTTTCTTGTATCGCTTAAATATTTTAACTGGCTTTTGTTATTATCATCTATTACGGTTTTGCTTAAACTAATAATTTTCTGATATAAATTATCGCTATGATCCTTCAATGTATTAATAACATATTTAATGCCTTCTGCTGATAATCCTACTGCGTTTGTAATCTTTCTATTAACTATATAACTTAAATCACTAACCATCTTAGGATTAACTAAATCAGTATTTAATTTAATATTATCTAAAAACCTTTTAGTCTCTTCATTTAATCCTGGTATATTTTTTAGTTTTATATTTTTATCTATAGTTGAAATTATGTCATTGTTGTTTTGCAATACTTTAGAGAATTTTTTGATATTTTTTACTTTCGATAATATCAAACCATTTATCGCTGCCAAACCAGACCTTGCGTCTATTAGTGCTTCACAATATTTATTGTTTATATTTCTGATTTTACTAAGGACATCATTAATGTCATTATATTTATCAATTCTTTTATCTGATAAGTATTTTATATCAGCATATAATTGCTTCAATTTAATTAAACAATTATCAATCTTTCTTATATTATCATAAAAAGTTGGGTTCTTTTCTTTGAATTCAGAAAGACTCAAAGTTCCTGTTGATGAAAAGTTTTCTTCTAATATTTTATTTAATCTATCTTGCGAATATTTTAGTTCATTATATATATTTCCTATGCTTAAGTCATAATCTTTATTTGAATATTTTTCTACAATTTCTTTGAGATGGTTTTTCGCTATATCCAAATTTGATCGTATAATACTGTTGAATTCTTCATTCGAATTTACAATCTTAAGTTTTTCAATACTGTCCAGTATTTTATTTAAAGTATTGACTACATATAATCTTTGTTCTTTTTGTTTTATATTTGTTCCGAGAGTAATGCCTGTAAGTTTTGGTTTACCTTCTTCGGTACTTATATCCATAGCAGCAAAAGATTTTCCTTTGCCTGTAATCTTATTTATATACCTATCAAAATCATTGTATAAAATATTAGAACCATATCTAATAAGTTCTATCATTTTATTTACTCGTTCATTTAACAACATGCGAGCTTCTATCTGTTCTTTGGTTGCATATCTCTCTTTGCTAATTGGTATTTCTTCGTTAATAGCGGTATAAGGAACTGCTCTACCCTTTATAAAATCATATACCATTGCTTTTAAACATTTAAATCTATTTTCATACGAACTAATATGTTTTAATGAAGATAAATATTCTTTATAAACAGCAACTATATCATAAGGTACACCGTTAATTAATACTTGCGGATTACCACCTTTCTCTGCTTTTACTTTTTGTAGATTATTGACATCAATAGGTTGTCCTTTTTTAATCTTTTCCAAATCTGCACCGCCAATTTTTGTTGTGTTTCTTTCAAATATATTCAATATTATATTTTCTAAATCAGGATACATTTTCTCGCAGATTTCTTCTCTTTGAAAGAATAAATTCCCTTTCGTAAGGAATTTATTAGTTGGAAAATAATCAATTAATTCTTTTAATACTTGTGTTATTTTTTCTGGTGTATAATAATCAAAACATTCATTTATATATTTTTGGTAGGTCTTAATATTAAGTTCTAATATTCTTTTTTGTTGCGATAAATCTGTGATTTGTTCTATTAATCTTTTTCTTTTTTCTTCATTCTCTTCAATATTTTCAATTTGATTGATTTGTTTCTTTAAATTCAGAAGTTTTTCGGTTATCTTTTTTAACTCTGTTTGTTTCTCGTTTATATTTTGACTTAAAATATTTCCTTTATTTTGCAATACATCATTAAGATTTAATACTACATTATTTTTTCTTAATACCTGATTGTATTCTGATAGTGTTTCCTTTGCAGCTTCTTCTGCAAAACTTCTAAAGTCATCATATTCATTGCTTTCTCTTGTATTTTGTCCTGTAAAGTCCTCGTATATCTTAAGCGTCTTTTTGTTTAATGTTTCGATTTCTTTGATTATATTATTAACAGATTCCACGACCAGTTTATTGCTTCCTTTGGCAGAACCTAAAATTGCATTCTTAAGTTCCGTGCTAACGTATTCTACTCCATCACTATATTCTCTTCCTTCTGAATAAAGTTTATTTAAGTTTACATAATAATCTTCATTCTTAAGTTCTTCAATTTGTTGTTCAGTAAGAAAGCTCATTAATTTTTTATCAAGTTTATTAATAAGATTATTAATTTGTTTCTTTGATTCGGCATATATTGTCTCCATTAGATTTAATCTCATTAATGAATTATGCCTTGATAAGTCTCTTGTTTCTTCAGTTTCAAATCCTTCGTCTGATATATATCCTAATTCGGACATTCTATTAGAATAATAATTTATTAAATCCTGTGTTTTAGAGATATATTCAGCATATTTATCTTGTATAGATTCAATTTGATTTAACAATTTTGTTTTTTCTTTTAAAACATTTCTTAATTGTTTTATTTCTTGATTAGCCAAATTTTCATTACCGGAGTATTCATTTATTACATCCATTATATTAATCAAATCTTCATCCGTTAATGGCTTGTCTAACTCTATATCGTTCATTATTTTAATGAAACGTTCCATGTTCAGATTATATCGTTCAACTCTTTCATTCAGTCTTGATATTTCCTTATCTAATGCATCAATAGTTCTATCTCCAAAGATTGATTTCGTTTCTTTTTCTATTTTTTTATTATATTCATCAAGTTTATTGATATATTCTTGATAATGTTTAAACGCCGAAATTGCTCTTTTACTGTTTTTAGATTCGCTTACTACCTTTTCAAATTCATATAATTCTTTGGGGTCAATAAATTTACCATAATAAGGTGAAAGATTTTTAACGATTGTGTCTATATTGTCCTCATTTATTTTATCGAAGTCTATTATAAAATTGGCAATCTTTTTCGGGTCTTTAGCAATGGTTTTATATAAATAACTTAAAAAATTGATTAGTCCAATATCCATTTCGGATACTTTAATATATTGATTTCCAACCTTTGTATAAGCATTTTTTAATTGTTGTCCTGTTGTAGGACTGATTAATACTTTATTTTCAGGCGTTCCCCAACTCATTAATATTGCACCGATATTATCAGCAAACTTATGAGAATCTTTTGAAAAATATTTAACGGAATTATTAAATAAATTATTTAAAATTAAAAATATTTCAGTTTCGTAATTATGCATTTCAGAAGTATGCTTTAACATTTCATCATAATTCTTTTGTTCTCTTGATAAAAGCGCAAGTGTTTCTTCTTCTTTTGCTTTTTGAATTAAATACATAAAATTATCAAGAACATCTTTCTTTCTTGGATCAAGTAGGTCAGTAAACATTTTACTTACTACGCCTACTGGTAAAGCGCCTCGTCTATGAGTTGCACCAGCAGTGTTAAATGTATCTAATAAGCCCTTTTTAAATAAATCCCTTTCAATGTTATTAAGTCTTTTCCATTCTTCTATTTGTTTTTTAGTATAATCGTTAATTGTAGGTATTTGCTTTTCTTCACCTTTATATTCAGAATCATCATTAATATCTATATTTTTTGAAACAACAGTTTCTACTGGTGATTTCTTGCTTACGTCTCTGATAGTTTCATATATCGCAGCGGTTAATTGAGGACCTATCTTATCAAAAAATTCGTTCCTTTGCTGGTCTGTCATTAACAATAAATCTTTTATTCTTAAATCTTTAACGTTAAATATTTTATCACCTGATAAAGTTAGATTGTCAGGAAGAATACTGTCATCACAGTTTTCAAATATTTTTCTATTTAATGATTCGTCAAATGTTAAATCAGGATTGTAATAATAATATGCGGACTCTGTAAGACGTATCTTGTTCTTAAGAGCTTTAAAAGCACTGTCAGACAATCTTTCAGGCAGACTTTTTTCAATTATATTTAAAGGTCTACCTTCTTGCTTAAATCCATTGGTAATATTTATAACGCCTTTAATATGAACAGCAGGATTTTTAATCAAAGCGTTGATGTCCACATATTTATTTCCAGCGATTTTAATAGTCGGATGCAAGTTCCTTTGGTCCCAATGCAACATACTAATACGATTGTCTTTTTCTCTGTTCAGGCTGTATATAATAATCTTTGGAACAAGTGTAGAAGAACCGTGATGTGGAATATTATCAGGTTTAAATTCAATAGGATTAAAATCTCTGTAAGTTAATACTATACCATTTTCATCTACTTGCCGATTTATTGCCCTGATTAATCCAGATAATTGTCCTAATACATCGGCATCTTCTTTTTCACTTAATTCTAATTTTGAATCAATAACATTAAGTTTTGTTATATTATGTTCATAGGTATTATAAGTTTTAACATTGTGATATTCATCTTCTATTTTTATATTAATGCTACCATCAGGACAAGTAGTAGATTCTATTATTTTACCGATTATAGGTAATCTATAACCTTTAATAATCATACTAACAGGTTTACCATTTGATATTTGAGGAATTATATTCGTCGTTAATATTTGATAATCCTCATCATTAATAAGAATATTTTTATAAACGCCATTAATTTTACACTGGACTTTAAGATTAAGGACTTCGTCCTTCATAAATGCATCTGTAACATAGCCGTCTATAAATTGCTTATCTTCACTTCCTACTGGTCTAAACCTTATTACTAGATTATCAAAAGTACTTAAATCATTCGGGTCGTAATTAAGTTCATCTCCATTTGGTTTATAAGAACCTTTAACTGGATTAGTATAATTAGTATGATCATATTTAACACTTTCAGTCTGTTGCTTAAATAAATAATTTGCACCTTTTATATTTTCTATTGGAGTTGTTGTTTGATATTCTAATCTATCAATTATTTCCGTGCCAGTATTTATTAATTTTATTATATCGTTAAAGTAAGGCTTGTAGTTTTTAAAACCTTCTTCTATGAGTTGTTTTAAATTAAGATTATACTTGTCATTAATCTTATCTAAAAATTTGTTTAAATAAGATGAAACATATAAACCTTTAAACAAAGGATTATAATCTTTATCGCTTACAGTTTCTATATATAATGAGCCTGCATTTGCTTTTATTTCTTTTAAAAGTGTATATATATCTGTTGCCAATCGTTGTGCAACTTTATCATCTAATTTATTATTCTTGATTGTATCTATTAATTCATCGCCGTATGTTTTAATATCATCTATTAAATTTTTATTATATTTTCTTGATATTGTATTTATAGAATCAACAATAGTATTGTCTTCTATTGGAGGTATTCCCATTACTCTTTCACCCAATTTATAACTTCCTTCGAGTATAAATATCGCATTTTTATCTGTGGTGAAATCTTTGGAATATAAATTGCCATCCTTTTCATAAGCAACAGTAATTTTTATATAATCATAATTAGTACCGCCAACTATTTTAGACTTTTTACCTATTATATCTTTATTAAGTAATTTATAATCTACTACAAATCCAATTATAGGTTCTGTTTGTTCTGGGTCTAATACAGATACTAAAGGTTGGTTAATAAGTAAATCTTCAGGTTTATATGCTGGACCTGTTTCATAGTTAGTAACGCCTTCCTTTTTTACCTCTAATACCTTTTTTGCATATTCTAATTGAGGTGTTAAATCATATAATCCAGCGTAATATACTTTATTGCCACTTCTATTATATTGCTGAAATTCCTGCCATTTTCTGATTAATGTAGCACTTTTAGGTTCTAAAATGTTTTTAGGAGGTTTATTACCTTTAATTAAAGATAATACATTTTGTCTAAATAACTCTCCGTAATAAGAATCAATATCATCTTTTAATTGGAACGCAGCCTTTTCATACGAAATAGGTTCTGGTCGGTTTAATTTCCTTAGCTCTTCATTAGCCCGTTCAATTATTTGTTCTTGATTTAAAGATTGTTTCTTTTCTTCCCATAGATCTTTTCCGAAGAAACTTTCACCCCATTTATCTAAATCGCTATACGGTTCAACTACTTTTTTTTTTGGCTGGTTTGTTTTACCTGTCTTGTAGTTTCTCCAATAGGCGCTATAAAATCCGTAACAACAGTAGTCAAAATTTTGTTCTGAGTGTCTGTATCAACACCCTCAAGAATGAATTGAATTCTTGGATCATTTCTTAATTTATTAATTAAATCTGCTGGTTTACTTGTTTTATCTGTTGGTTGAAGTATATCTCTTGCAACACTTAATACTCTTTTATATTGAACTGAACTTTTTATGTCAGGTGCTGCTGCTGGAACATTAGTTTCTTTCTTTGCACTTTCGGTTTTCGTTTTTTGAAGTAAACCTTTATTTAGTTTAGGTAGTTGTTCAACTGCACCACTAGCTATTAATTTCTTTAATTTATTGCTAATTTTATTTATATCAGGAGATTCACCCGGTTCAAAAAGAAAATAATTAATATGACTATTAACTAAATCTTTTAATGTATCAATATATCTATTGAGAAAATATTCTCCACGACTACTGATATTTTCATATAATTCTACATCACTTTCAAGTAATTTATTGACAATGGCATCTGGATCAAGTGTCTTTTCACTGTTAATAATCTTATCAATTTTATATAATAAACCTTCCGATTTTAATGTCTCGGTAGAATCCTTACCTAATTTTACAAGTTCATCATAACTTTCAGGTTTAGTTTCGGCTACATTTTTATTCGCTTCTGGTGTACCTGTCGTCGCACCAAAGTTTGCTATTTTATTTTGAGCAAGTTGTGCTCTAGACTGTGCTATTTTATTATTAAAATCATCTATATAATTAATTAAATTAACAATCTCATCTACTGAATTTGGTTGTTTCCGTTTATAAAGAATTAGATATTTAGCGAATCGATTAATGGTGGCATCTGATAATAATTTCTTCCCCGCACCATAATTGTCCATAAAATCAAGTATTAATGCTACTACATCCTCTGGTTTGTCAGTTATATCACCAGCATTAATACCAAGTTTTTCAAAAGCATTATCAAATCTTTGTTTTTCTTCATCAGTGAAATTCTCTTTTTCTTTTAATTTTGCTAATGAATCTTTTGCGTCTTTTAAATTCTTAATAGTTGTTAATCGTTGTTCTTCTGGAGTTGGCTCTTGATTGTATTTTTGTATTGTATATTTTACAAATCTATTAATTTGGTTGTTATCCATTTGAGGAGAAACACCAATCGAATTAAATCCATTAATTATAATTGATTTCACTTCATCAGGATTTTTTCCTTTAACTTCTTCTGGATTTAATTGTAATTCACCTAACATAGTTTCAAAATCTGTCACTTCTGACTTGGTGAAATCAGGCTCTTTAACTTCTGGTACTACTGGCTTTTTAATCAAACGTTCTAAATTATATTGTTTTTCAATATCATTTTTATAACGTTTAACATCATTAGCGTAAGATTGTAGTTGCAATAAATCGCTTTGTTTTAAAGTATTATTTGTTGCTTTTTGTTTAACATCATTTATAAGGTTGTTTAAAGTGTTTACAACATCAGTGTAATTGTCTATTAAACCTTCTGGTAATGTTGTAAGATTTCTAATCGTAGGATTTGAGATTATATCATTTAATTCATTTTTAACATTATCAGCAAAATCAATTATACCTTCTACTGTTTGTGTTTTATTAACAATATCAGGATTTGCTTTAATTACTAAATTGGCTTTATTATTAATATCATTATAAAGTGAATTAAAAGATTGTGTTGCTTCTGTAATGTCTAGAACATTTTGATTAAGTTCATTTACAATTTGATTATATTTTATAGCATCATCTTTTGTAAATGTGCCTTGTTGTCTTTTGTTATTTAATTCATTTAATAGATTGTTATTATCTTGGTAGGTTTTATAAAGGTCTTTAATTCTGTTAATTGAATCATTAATTTGCTGACTTTTGCCAAGTATACTATTAACATTTTCTGGTTCATTTGTTATTAAACCTTGATGTACTGATTGCTGAATAGAATTTATCTTTGGCGTAATATCATTGAGTTTTGCCTGAAAATCTAATATGTTAGAATTTAAAACATTAGATACTTCCGCTGGCGCAACAGGTTTAACTTCACTAATTGGAGTTCTTTCAACTCCAGAAATTCCTGGTGCTTTGAATTCTTCAGGATACCTTTCGGTTTCTATGCCACTTGGTATTTTTCTTCTCATTCTTGCTTCTGATATTTTACCAGCAACCGAAAATGGTACTCCCATCAAAGTATTTTTTATAAATTCAGATCCTATATTTGTTGTTGGCTGTTCGCCTTCTGCACTTTGAACAATATTATTAATAAGTTCTGGCGTGGTAAATGCAGCACCAAATCCGACATTATGACCTATTACTTCTCCTGCCGTCTTTGCGTATGGAACAGCGGATTTAGGTAATATACTTTCTGCAATTTTACCCGCCGCACCTCCTGCGGCTTTACCTGCTAAACCTGACGCAAACGGAGCAGCAAGCATTAAACCTCCTGAAACAGGATCAATTACATATCTATTTCCAGTATAATTAGCTTGTGTATCAAATTCAGGTCTTTCTTGTAGTGCACCTGTAACGCCAAATAAACCAGTCATTAATGGAGCTGCCATCCCAGATTTTGCAATAGGAGGTATTTCTGGCAGGTATTTACCTGCTATTACATAAGGCGTCATACCTAATGTTTTTCCTAATGTTTCTGCAATAGCGACTCTTGTTGGACTTGCAGCACCAGGAACATTTTGTACCCAGTTCATATAACGGTCATACCACGTCGGTTTGCCCATTAGAGCGCCTATAATGGCAGAATCACCATAAAAACCTTGTTGTTCAGCTTCTTGTTTTTCACGCAGGATTGCTCTTGATTCTTCTGGATTAAACAATGTTGCATATAAAGCTCTTAAATCAGCAGGTATTGATGAAAAAGCAGCGCCAAGTCTATTGAATGCTACCGCCGGCGCCATTAAAGCTTTAAAAAAAGGATTGTTTACATCGATTGATAATTTTTCTGTGAATGGTAAAGCTTCGTTTCCTGATGTCTCAACAAGATTATATAATTGTTCTGGTGAAATATTAAATTGAACACCAGGAGTTGTATTGCTGTTTTGTGCAATTCGTTCAAACAACTGCCGAACATCATTTGTTTGGTCTTGAACTGTATTTATATTATCTAATGTAGTGTCCATATATTTTAATATTAATTATATTTAATTGGATAAACTGGAGTTATTAAAGTTTTAGAAGGAATACCATTAGTTGCAATGCTACTTGCAATGGGAGCCGGGTTTGTTTTTGATTGATAGTAATAATCATTCAACAACTTATCTATATCAACATAATTGTATCCAAGTTGCATATTATTAACATAACCCATTCCTGATGGCTGATAAACAGGTAGTACTGCCCCTTGCCAATTCTTTAATATATTATCTGGTGTTGATGAATTGATATATTGTTTTACATTATTTATTCCTTCTACCACCTTATAATCTTTTAAATTATTGTTTCTAGCGATATTACCAAAATCTATTAATTTTTTTTCTATTGCATTTAATAACTTATTACTATCTTTTAAATCGGCTAAATTATTTGAACTGGTTTCAATAATATGAGCACGACCAGTATTATCTTTAATTATTAGTTTAACATGCGGTGGAATCGAGTCTAACTTGAGATAATTCTTAAAATATTGTTTAATTTTGCTCATTGCTTCTGATACACCTTCAGACGTTGCCAAAGGTTTATTAATTTCAATGGTTCTTTTTTCTTCAGGCATTGTATTAATTGTATCTATAGCCAGTTCGTTAATTTTATTTTGATTTTGGTTTCCAAGATTTTTGATGTATTCTGGAACAGAAGTACTACTACTACCAGATGATTGACTTGTTGATTGAATAACTGATTGAGCAGAAGGATTAATATTATTTGTAGTGTTAGCATTTGGTTTTTTAATGCCCCATTTAGATTTCCAACTTTCTGGCAGATTAGGATAAACTAAACCAGTTTTATTATCTATTCCTAAATAATTTATTAAATCCTTGTTGCTTCCTAATATTTGTTTATATTGATTATCCAAATTATCACGCATTGATTTTAATTCTGCCACTGCTAATGTAGGAACTAATGACGCTTCATCCGTATTAAGTTTGCCAATTAAATCTCTAAATTTAGGATAAACTTTATAATTATTAAGAATATTGCTTATTTCTGGTATTGTTGTTTTATTTACTTTTTGAGGGTCATAATTTTGAAGTCTTAATATATCTGAATTTAAAGAGTTAATAGTATTACTTTTATCTGCTAAATTATTTACAGCGTTTTCTAATTTCTGATATTCGGAAGATAATATTGTTGATAGCTCAGGTTGAAATTGTTCTATATTTTGGTCAAACCAATGATACGGAAATCTACCTGCATTAGCGCTGAATGATTGCAAATCTTTTAATCCTAATGGTTTATTGGTTAAATTTATATTATTAATTATACCTGAATATTTTTGCTGTAAATCAGAAGGAAATAATTTTAATATATTATTCAATGTATTTTTATCAAGATTATACTGATTAATTACACCGAATAATTGAAGCATTGCATTTAAAGGTTCTAGATTTTTCTTTCTTTCATTTTCTTCTATTTGATTTTGTAATAATTTATTTCTTAATGTTCTTTCTATATTTTCATTACTTAATTGATTTGCAATTAATGAAGTATTAGCAGCGTTTTGAAGGTCTTGTAATCGATATAAATCTTGATTTTGTTTTAATTGATTTGCATATTGATTAGCCCAAATCATTTTTTGCAAATCAGACTCATCCGCTTCACGAGCCATTTTTGCATTGTTAGCCAAAGCATTCCATAACATATTTTGCGCAGCTAACCAATTCTGCTGTGTATTTTGTGCTTGCGATATAGCGTAAGGTGTTAAATCAGTTATGTTCATACGTAAGCCCAGTTATTATTCAAAATATCATATATTGAATTTGTTATTGGCGGTACATCAATTTGTGGCGATGTATTTATAATCGGTCTAGCAATACTATTAAATTGATTAACAGCAGTTGAAGTAGTCGGAGTTGCATTGTATTGTGGTGATACAAAGTTATTTCTTTGTCCTGATAATTGATTCATTAATTGCTGATAAGCATTAGCGCTTTGATTCCAGCCTGTAGTATCATATTGTGGAAATATAGGCATTGCAGCAGGTCTGTAATACGGATAAGGCAAATTAGGATAATAAGTAGTCGGAGTAAATCTTTCGCTGAAATCAGAATAAATACTTTCATACATAGGTAATGTTTGACCTATATTGGCGGCTATTCCTAATTGAGCATTTGCGTTTTGCTGAGCAACTTGCATTGGTAATAATTCATTTGCTATTTGTTTTTGAGTTGCAGCAGATCTTGCTCCTAACAATGAATTAATAAGATTCTGGTTCGACATTATTGCTGATGTATTGCCTTTATATAAAGCATCTGCAAGCGCATTTTGTAATCCTGCAATAGTAGATAAATCAGACCTGCCCATTTGTGTTATTCCTGTTTCAGCCGCCTGTCGTTGATTCGCTATATCTGCAATATTTTGTAATTCTATATTAGAATATAATTGCGGTAATTGTCGTTCAAAACCTGACATTGTATTATAGTTTTGCCATTTAAGATTTTCCATTTGCTTGGCTATATCGGCTAGGTTTTCACTACCTATTAACATTGCTTGTCTTGCATAAGAAGTGTCAGGTAATCTATTTTTAAACATACCAGCATTAAGAGCATCCATTCCTTTTCTAATCCCTACTTCTGCCGAGTTTTGTAATGCTCTTTGAGTTTCCGCTTCTCTTCTTGCTATATCAGACTTTTGACTTGATAAAAGATTGTTATAAGCATTTTGCAGTTCAGCTAATGTTCCTGCTCTTGCTGATTCTTCTCCGCTAATAATACTTCTTATTTTATCAGCAAAAGAATTCCTTTCACCTGCTAATCCAGTAGAAAGATTTGCTATATTACCGCTAACAGATTGCTTATATTGAGACAATGGTTCTTTTAATTGTTGAAGATAATCTCCGCCAAGAAGATTAGTTATTAATTCATTTTCTTGAGTAGTGTATTTATTTGATTTACTAATATCACTAATAACATTTTTTAACGCTTGATCTCCTAGATTCTGGATTTGCCCTGCAGTGCTAAATGCTCTATTCATTATATTGGCAAAATTTTTATATTGAGGACCTTGAACCTCATAAAATTTCATCCAACTTGGTAAATCAGTAGTTATTCCGCCTTTTCCAGAACCGCTATTTCCTGAATTATTACCGTTTATATTAGAGTAAGTATTAAATAAATTTGATAATTGATTATTTTTCCATTGAGTTCCTTTTAACAAATCCGCCCAAGTATCGTAAACTCCTTTTGCTTGATTGTAAAAAGGATTGCCACGATTAGACATTATTTCATTATAAGATTCTTGAAAACCCTTATAATTATAAGGATTAGTTGTATTGGACGGGATTGTTGTATAATTACTCATAAACTTTTAATCATTGTTGCGGTATAATCTTCCAACCATTTCTTGTAATCATCATACCATTTTTTCATATCCGGAAATGCGTTGGTAAGTTTAACTGGTAAGGGAGGTAATTCAGGTAGTTTAGGTATCTTCTTAATCTTATCTGCCTGTTGTCCACTTATCCTATTATATGAACTTCCAGCCATATTTTATTCTTTTCTACTATAATATAATACTATTCTTGGAATTTCAAAATATTTTCCTATCATATTCGCATCATATTCACCTTTATTATTAATACCACTAATTGTCAATTTGATATAATAGTAATTACCAGAAATAAATAATGGTGATTCGATTCCTTTTACTGGTATTATATTATTTTCTTCATAATTGACCACATCTTGTGTTAATTGACAATCTATTTTATATATTTTATTAAATCTTCTGACGATACCACAATTATTATCCGTCATATCTTTGGGATAATGTGATTCATATATTTCCGCAGCAAGATATAATTCATTATTATTCAATAAATCAGTTGATAGATTAATAATTAAATAATTGATTAAAGTCCTTAATATTTTATCTACAACACGTATTGGTCCAATGCATAACTGAGCAGAATAAGAATATGTCTTGACATTGTAAGTTGGAGGATTATAATTAATTCCGTTTAAAACGCCGTCTAGGTTATTTAGAGTAACTATATCTCTTGAAAAACAATCGTTTAACTCTTTTATACAATTATCACTAGTGTCAACACCAATAAATAAAGTTATTTGTTTACAATCTGTTGTGCATAAATCTTTAATACTAATATCACTTGAAATCAATTTTGATAATGTATTTGTTAAATGATCTGGAGCAGTAAAAACATTTTCAAACGTAAAACCTGATTCTTCATAAGGAACAGAATTATAAAAATTAGCAATAGAAGGTAATTTTGTATTAACCAACGGTCTTCCTTCTTTAGGATATAAGTCATATTCATAATCAACACAATTAAACTTGCTTAACAAATAATCTCTTAAGGAAAGATTTTTATAACCCATGTCGTAAACCGCAAATGAACTATATCCGTGATCTAAATAACTAACAAAACTACTATCAGGTATAATTACCACAGTTTCATTATTTTGCTTTTGACCTGTAATAGATTGGTTATAATAACTTATATAAATTGAATTAAAATTAGGATTAAAACCGCATACAGGAAGATTGCAATATTCTTTAGATATATTATTAAACAATCTTTTAAGTCCAAGATTAATATTTGTTACATATACAGGCTCAGGTCTATCAGTTGTAATAGAATATAAACCATTAATACTTAAATAATATACTTCTTTACCAGTTGAAAATAATGTATTGGGATAAAATAAACACCTTGAACCATCTGCTTCGAAATACATTTGACTAAACATTACTGGAGTATCAGGAGAACCAGAAGGCGCTGCTAACCAGAAACCTTTATTGGTCGCTATAAGCAAATAACCTGCAAACGGACACATGTTTAAAATTACTTCACCATCAAATATTTGTTCGCCAGGAAACGTGCTTTTAGCTTCATCCCAATTTTCAGCATTTCCGTAATTGGACCATCTTATTTTATTATTACAAAACTTAATATCTTCATAATAATTAGAAATAAAAACAACATTATTATATACAGCGGCAATCTGTGCTCTTTTTATTTTATATATATCATTTAAATCAGATACAATTCTTAATGCGGACATATTACAACGGTCCAATGCATTTCTTATATCATAAACATAAATTGGACCTGCGCCATTCGTAAATATAATCTGGTCACCAACTTGCGCTGATTTCCATAAACAATAATCTTTGTTTTTAATGTCGCATAAGTTATTACCTAATATCCTCCAGTTGCCGTTAAATTCATTAAATTCATATAAACAAGAATAAGTTCCTGCGATTAAAACATTCTCGCCCCACGTAGAAATGAATTGTTTTAAAAATATAATAGGTTCGTTTCTATCAATTTCATCATATATTCTATCTGTATTACATAATTTATCATCTGGGTAATTTAATATGCCGCTATCATCTTCTACTTTAGGTGAATATCTATACATTAAAGCAAACAATTTATCGTGAAGGTCTTGATTGTTGTATTGAGAATTAGCAACAAAAGAACGTAAGAATTGTTTATGCCCGTAAGAATAACAAAGGTTTGAATTTGGATTTAATATTAAATTGAATCTGGAGCGAATTACATCACCAGTAGTATCAGAAGGATTAGAGGAATTGTTTAATATTCCTTTTATATCCTCTATCACGTGTTCATTTAATAAATTATTTATCGCCATATTAAATAAATGTTCCTACTTTACAAAACTTATATGTAAATACGTTCCTAATACTGTTTGTTGACGGAAATTCTTTTGTCCATATTTTATAAGCGAAACTGAATGTAAAGAACGCTTTGGCTTCTGTCCAATCAGGAGTATTGAAATTGCCATTTGGAACTTGATATTGTGAACGTGATATTATTGTTGAAAGTCCTTTTGAGAATAAAGGTGTTAAATCAATTTCTTTTTTGTAAGATAATATGTTGTTAGATAACGTAAAATTACTACTTCCCCACAAAAGTAGTCCATGAGGAAGGGTATAAACTCCGTTAATTTGCCGTTGGTTCTCTCTATCAAAATAGAGTTGTAATTCTGATAAATCATAAGTTATACCTAACATAACAAACATTATAGGAGCAATTCTTAAACAATTTATTCTTATATCAAATGTTATTTTAACTGGACTAGAAAAGGCAAATCTTCTGGTAAGTAATGAATATTGAATTTCCTTTTTAGCAGGCTCATTATAAATTATACTAATATCACTTTTTAACCAAAAAGGTTCTATATTTTCTATATCATTAAGAATGTCTCTATTGTCTATTGTTATAAGTTCTAGTTCAGGATTATAAATCTCACCACCGCCTTCCTCTGTTTCCAAAGAACCTGAATGTATAAGTGTTTTATTGGCTGTAGTCATATCACCACAAGTATTTGCTGTGGTTATTTTAATTTGATAATAATAATCAGTATTTGCCTTTAAATCCGTGTCGATTATTTTAATGCCTATTAATCCATTAGGAGCATAACTGTCATCGCTAATATTTCCATATTTAATTAATTTAGCAGGTTTGTTCGCTGCACCTTCACTTCTAAAACATTTCCAGAATGTTCCAAGACTAAAACCTTGATCGGAGTTTGTTCTATTAACTTCTAATACATTGGCTGGAATACTTTTATCATGATAACCTTTTACATCAAATGTAATCACCTCGCAATTAAGCGTTTTACTTTCAAAAAAATATACAATATCTTCACAATAACGTTTTTGTAAGACAAATTTAAAATAATATGTAGTATCTTTAACAAGATTATTAACTATTATATTGAGGTCTTTATTAACTGTTCTTCCTGTTGAAACAATTTTTCTCCAACTTTTAGGATTTTTAATCTCACTAATATAAAGAATATAACTGTAATCTGTTGTAAAATCACCTTGAATATTTATTGATAATGATGTATCAGATGGAAGAATGTCTAACTTTATATCAACTTTAGGACAAGTATCTTCTAAATAAAGACATTTATTGGCGCATATAAGTTTACCAAATTCTTTACTAATTTCACCGTTTTCATTAAAAGCCCAGCGAAACCAATTTGACAATGTCTTCATAAACATAGGAAACTTGTAAAAAACTACATCACAACTATTGTCTCCTAGCTTTGGCATTACATCAACAAAATCTTGTTTTTTAATTTGGCGCATATTTAATTTGAATTACCATTGCATTAACTACCTGAATATTTTCAGGAAAATATACCGTTCCAGTATATCCTCCAGAATTACCAGCTATTGTTTCTTCTATTTCTTGCTGTTGTTCTTTATAAATTGGAATAATGAAAGTTTGTAAACACATATCACTTACGCTTTTATCTACTTTTATAGTATAATTATATTCACCTCCTGCGTTATATATTTGTTCTAATTTTATGAACTCAACTTTGGAGTACTCATTCAGCGTCAACATAGTTGATTGGTCATTTGTTTTATTAAATGTTTTTACAATCATTATCGTATAAGGGTAAACGTATTTTTCTGTCACGCCTGTTTTTGGATTAATAATTGCCACCGCTAATTTATTCAGCAATTCATAAAAACTAATATTGTTAATTTTATTAGTCCCATTTTCTGCTTGACAGCCCAAAGCTGTAAATGGCACAAGTTTTAAATTGAAATTTAAAGTTTTGAAAGGTTCTGCATTTGTCAAAGTAACGATTCTACCACCAAGAGAAAATCCTACATCAGTACTAATTACTGGATTAATATAATCATAAAAACTATTTCTTGGAATTCTTCCACCTAATTCCTTTGTTTTTAAGGTTAATCCAGTATTACTGCAATAATTATGAATTATTTTAAATTCATAATACCAAATATTATTAAATGAAACGCCTACGTTATTGACGTATTTTTTTAATGGTGGGTCTTCATCTTCAAATACAAAATCAAAGTCGCCAGGATTAATTTTAAATTCTCTTATCCAATCTGTTTTTATTCCTAAATCAGGATCATTAAAAGAATATCTAATAAGATAATAGTAGTAATCATCACTAAATCCGTTGATCTGTATATTTTTATCTACAGTATTATGAACTTCAACAATAACATTTGATGGTATATAATTTTTATAAATCGCATCGATTTTATAATATTTAAAATCAGGTTGACGAATTTTAATGTTATCTATAGTTTTGAAAATCTCTCGATGTGTATCAAAATTTTCTTTCCAAGACCTATAAAAAACTATTTGAATAGTAGTATTTGGATATTTATAACAGCAATCAAGAGTTGACTGACTATTATATATCATTTCAAACTTATAAATATTTCTTTCTTTAAATATTTTTGCTGTAGCCACCGGCCATCCGTTAGCTACTAAGTCAAAATATGTGCCTACTGGCGCTGTAATATCCAAAATGTACAAACTTTTATCTTGAAGATTTAAGACGTTCCCTACACAATGAGATATAGCAACTTTTATATCATTTAACTGTGCATCATTTTCAGTATAATGTGGTTTGCTAGTATCTATACAACCGTCGCCGTCTGAATCATAATAATAATAATGATTAGCATAATATCCATAAAAAGGATCGTATGGACAACCATCGCCTCCATAACCATCGCCTCCATAACCATCGCCTCCATAACCATCGCCTTCATCATCGCCGCCACCTTCATCGCCACCCCCCTGCCCGCAATTACCATTAACGTTTTCATAGTCGAATAGATCATAAAACAATAACTCATCGCTAATATCGTATATTCTTATATCATCTAAGAATATTCCATATTCATTGTCCCAATCTTCACCAGCGTCTTCAGGTTTTACAATGTAAAATTCAATAGTTCCACTGGTAGATTCACTTGGAGGATATATATCTATTGTATGTTCTTGAAAATCACTGTTCCAGTCTACATTATATAAATATTCTTGATTTAAATTATCACTCCAGTTTATTACTACCTTTAATATATCCTTACCTCTATCTTGTCTTTGATTGCCTGCGACATTAAATCGAATATAACTAACTTTGTATTCTAACCATTTAACTTTAAATTTACTTTTTATTCCGCCATTTTCTTCATTATGGCGTAATTGTAAATATAGATTATTACCAGGTATTAAATCTAGTAATCTGCAATTATTACCTTTCCCTATTAAATCTACGCTTCCTATTGTTGACCAATTCTTAAAATTATCATAATCCATTGATGGTATTCCTAATGAACTAACAACATTTTCAGTGGATTCATTTTCTTCTATCATTTCTTCAATATTCGGATTGTCATAACATTTTAACATACAAATATCATCTATGAATTCTTTTGTATAAAGACCGTCATCATCGTAAACATATCTATAAAAACTATAAAAAGATTTAATAAAATTAGATAAGGAAGGAATATATCTTCCACAAAAAGATGATATTGGCGAAGGTATTGAAAACAAAAAAGATTTATAATTTACTGGTAAAGGCATATTATCAACCACCCCATTCTACTTGAATACCATACCAATTATTTTCATATCCACAATTATAGCCACCTTGTATACGACCCCAATAAGGTATAAAAGAATTTATAATATCATACGGATCATCAACAGGTTCATCATTAATATCTGTCTTTTTATGAGAATAAACCGGTATAATCATAGCTACAATATTATAAACATAATGATTAGCATTTCTTTTTTTTGCAGTAATTTTAATGTCTTTTTTAAAGTTAATCTTGCGAAAATCATCTAAAGATATAAATTCTGCTGTAGCCAATCTATCGGCTACATATCCGTCTTGTGTAAATGCTGCAATATAAAAACGGTATGGATATATATATTTATCATCACCAGTTAAACCGGTATTAGAATTATCTATCGCTTTTAACATTTCTAAAATTTCATCTTTTGTATGATTATAAAATTCGTGTCTAACTGGAACGCCATTTGATGGATCTGTTGTTGTATAATACATATCAAAACTAAATGTAATTTCGTGTGTCGGATCAGTTGATGTAAGCCATATTTCTCCCATACTATCAATTTCCGCTATAGTAGCATCATCAACCTTAATATCGACAACGACATTGGTACTGCCAGCTAAAGGATGATCCCCTGCAACTCCCGTAGTAGTTATTTTTGGATCACAACCATCCTTTGATGCTGTAAATGAATACTTAGTATTTGTTAAATTAGAAATATGTGGATCTAGCTCTGTTAAATCTGTACCTAAATCTGTATAAGTATAATAAGGTTTACCATAACTACCTGATAAATTTATTGATATATCTTTATTAGACGACGCTCCATCGCCCACACTATACTTTATGAGTCGTTGTAACGAATACTGGTAACTTTTAGTAAAATACTTACCATTCTTTATATTGAGTACAAATTCTATTTTATCTTCCCAATAATCTACATAATGACAGTAAGAATCAAAAACAAAATCTATGCAACCGTTATCGGTATTACCATCGTTGCCAGGCGGATTTTCTCCGCCACCACCGTCGCCGCCACCACCGCCACCACCGCCAGGAGGTGGGTTATCACCACCACCGCCACCACCGCCAGGAGGTGGGTTATCACCACCACCGCCAATATATTGAGAACTATCTATACAACCATCGCCATCAGAATCGAAATAATAATAATCATTTAATTCATAACCATAGAAAGGTTCATAAGGGCAACCAGGAGGTTCGGTAGGAGGTTCGGTAGGAGGTTCGGTAGGAGGTTCGGTAGGAGGTTCGGTAGGAGGTTCGGTAGGAGGTTCGGTAGGAGGCTCGGTAGGAGGCTCAGGCGGATTGACTGGAATATTTCCAGAAGGTTGTATAATCACTCCACCTGACGATATATCTCCACAACCTCCGTGTTTATAATATGATGTACATATATCTTTTTTAGCCCTATCAGATATTGTACCGTCTGGATTAAAAAAATAATTAAACCATTTAAAGAAATAGATAATAAATATATAAAACTTTTTAAGCACAATGAATACATTGTCATTTTCATTAGGAATTTGATTCTTAATGTCATCAGGCTTTACAGGATTATATACAATATCATCCATAATTAAATTATACCATAATTTTCATTAACACACGAACATTGTGCGTAATCTTTATTAATTAAATTAAGTCTATTAGCCATATCATAAACTGGGTCTGTGATATGTTCACATTCTTTAAAACCTTTTAATTTTTCAAAATCTTCCCTTTTAACCATAAGCCATTTATTTTGTTGTTTTTCTTGATAAACATTTTTATCTTCATATAAAGCAACTAAATCACTTATCATATTTAACATAGGAGGTCCGAATATTAAGACATTTCCAACTGAATTATATGCGGCGTGATTTAATAATTTAGATTGCGTTGAAGATTGAATAGGTGATATAAAACAAGTTAATTTATTGATATATCTTATAGATTTTTCTTTTAATCTTTTCAATTTAAACGCTGGACAATCAACCATATAATACAATATTTCTCCGCTATAATCGTGCAATAATCGATTTAAAATTAAGTAATCAGTGTAGGGATAATTAACATCGCCTCTTGTCGGCAAACAATAACTAAAATCTCGTTTTATAACAAAATAAGGTCGTTTATTTACAAAAGCATAAAATGATAAATTAGGATTATCTTTTACAATATTAACATCATAATCATCTATAAATATTCTTGAACAAATAGAATAAGACTCTCTTTTATTATGTTTATAAGCATTTGATACAAGTTCATCTATCGTATTGCAATTAGAGTCTGATTCAAGAATTTGCTTAAAAAAGCAAACTGCATTTGTAGATTTAACTGGTCTGGTAGATATTTGATTGTAAAGAGAAGGCGGATAAACGATTTCATTTCTTAATGATAAAGATACAACATTATTATTGTTTTTATAATAATTATATGCATATTCAATCAATTCTATGGTATCTTGCGATAACGACATATTCTCATCGATTAAAAGCACTGCATCTGCTGTATTCAGCATTTTAACAACTAACTGTTTTAATTCTGATTTTTTATCATTATTATAAATAAAACTGTATTTGTTCGTGATATGATAACTATTTATTTTCTGAAGTCTTTCTTTTGGAATAAAGAAAAATAATTCTGAATTGTTGATTTTATCGCAATTAATTAATGATTTAATGCAAGTATCTAATTTTTCATCATCATTAATTGTAGAGTTTACTATTATTTTTAATTTCATAATTTAGGATAAAGAAGTTTATCTTCCGCTGTTAAATCTTCTGGTTTATACGGCATATCAAACCAATCTAGGAATTTTTTTGCCATTTGATAATTATATTTATATACTCTTTCATTGTTTCTGTTTCCTGCTATTTTATGATTTAAATGATAAATAAGATATTGATAATGACAGCCATTATGAATTTCGATTAATTTGCTAAATATATAATCCCAAAATTCACCACCATAAAGCATTTCTGGATATTCATTTTTATTCTTAAGCCACCAATCAACAGTGAATACAAACGTATCTCTGCCTGGATATATAGTGGTATTTAATCTAATGTATTTTTCATAAGGTTTCACTAATTGTTTGCAATCTCTTCTGAATAAATAAAAAGGAATATCACCTTTTGTAAAATAATGCAAATCAAGATGATTAATAAACGAATCAACTGGATACACATCATTATTAGACAATATTATTATATCTTTAGAATTTAAATTGTATTCTGATATTGCGACATCTATGATTTCATTTACAAAAGGTAAATCAATATCCATATATCTTTTTTGCACCTGCGACATTTTTACTGGACAAAACTTAATTCTATTATTGTTTTTAATGGAATATTTTTTCCAAGTGTTAATACAATTATAAATGTCTTGCCGTCCAGCAGGAACAAAATCGTTAAATACAAAATAATAATTATTCTTAATATTATGTTCTAACTTTCCGTAAAGATAATAATCACGTATAAAATTATATATTTTAATATGCTGTGGTGTTTTATTTACAGAAACATCTTTTAATGTTGTGCTATTTTCCCAGTGTCCATAAGACACCATAGGTTTGTTTATGTAAAATAAGTTTTTATATAAATCAGCAATCCTAAGCCAAATTAATAAATCATTCCCAGATTCAAGATTAAAACAATACAGTTCTTTTCTTTTTCTTAATACAGTCTGATATTCGTTAAGAACATTAATTAAATCTTTTGTTTTAAAGAATGCATTAACAGGTGATATTGAAAATGCATCAGGTTTTAATAATATCTGATATATTGTTTCTATTGAATTATAACCGTTTTTATTAAAATCAAATATTGTTGCATCTCCTAAATCTTTTTCATCATCGTGTTTTTTTGCATTCCAAACACATAAATTAACTTTTTTATTTAATGGTTCTAATAAATCGGCTATGTTATTTATGATTAAATCGTCATCGTGTAAAATCATTGCATATTCAGTTTCAACACAAGATACTCCTCTTAACCAAGATTCATTTCTACCTAATTCATAATTTATTATAGATAATTTTGTATTTGGCGAAACAATAGACTTTAATTTATTTTGATCTTGTTTTGATATATTTGAACCTGAAATAACTATATTAGTAAATCCATTAGATATTGCAGATTGATAAGCTTTAATTGCTCTATCTACTCTATCATTTGCGGTTGTTATTACAACAGTTAATGGATATGGATTAGATTTAATATAAATAGTGGGTGTTTTATTGGTTATGGCTTTCATTATTTTAGAAGCACAATATTCCCACGAGAAATCTTTAACTGATTCTGAACGTTCTAATGATTTTTCTGCAAGAATGTATTTATTATTATATACATATTGCATTTTTTGAATTAAATCTTCATCTCTTACATAAGCCCATCCTCCTTTCCAAACTTCATTGGCGTTATCTATATAATAATCATCTAATAAAACAGTATTGTTATTATTAACATATTCAGCAACTCCTCCGTATTTATGAGATATTAACATTCTTCCACAACGCAACATTTCAAGAGGAACTAACTCATAACCACCTGTTGCTATATTTATATAACAATGACATTTGCAGAATAAATTATACATCTCATTGTCAGACATATATTTATTAATATAAACAATTCGTGGGTCTTCTGTTATTTCCAATTTAGTGTTTAACGGTAATGTTTTTATTATTAACCTTACATTATTATTATTTTTAAATGCTTCCAAAAAACATTTAACAACTTGAAATATTCCTTTTCTTTGAATTCCGTGCATTGGATTATATACAATAAGAAAGGTGAATAAATCCAACGAATCTATCTTTTTATATTCAAAAACATTCTCTTCTTTATCTTCTGTATAACATCCTAACGGACAAATAAATATTTTACACTTGCATCCATTAGCACTTAATACAGTTCCTGAAAACATTGAAGGCGTTAATAAAGCCTTGCAACTGGATAATTTAACAGCTATATCTTTCGCCATTTCTGTTGACTCATACATAGTGTAAAGATATTTATCTTTACATTCTCTTGAGCCAAAATAAATAGGTAATATCAAAAGTTCCTCATCAGGTTTACAAGAATTAACCTTACTTGATAACCAGTCTAATTTAATAGATTTAGGATCTTTATCATTTACTTCTCTAAAATTGACCCCATATCCAAGTTTTTCTATTGCTTTTCCTATTCTTTCCGAAATTATAGAATAGCTGCTAAATTTATTATTGTAAGATGCAATTTGTATATTCATTAAGAATAATTATAATAATTGTCTATATAGCCGTCGCCGTCTGAATCGTAATAATAAAAACCACCATATTCATATCCGTAATAAGGATCGTATGGTCCGCCGCCACCACCGCCATAAGGTGTAGAAGTATCTATATAGCCGTCGCCGTCTGAATCATAATAATAATAATCGTTATAGTAATATCCGTAATAAGGATCGTATGGTCCGCCGCCACCACCACCGCCATAAGGTG